AGTTCCCTCTGGAAAAGTATCACGCAATTCTTTAGGGTAAGACCACTTATTGTATTTACCATTTGGTAACCGACCAATATAAATGTCAAAAGGTTCTTTCTTAAAATGAACTACTCTTACTTTATGGTCATATTTAGGCTTACCTTTAAAACTATCAAAAAAATCATCACTCATATTGGTAGATTTACTTTACTCAATAATTGATTTGAAACGTGTGTATATATCTCAGTTATAAATAATAAAACTAAAATTATGAATTGTTTAATTCGTTCAGTCTTATTTTCGCTGTTTCATAAGTATTCCACCTTTCATAAAATGATTCAAATAATCCAAACCATCTTACATATATCATGTGATAAACTTCACCACACATCAATTCTTGTTTAATAAAGTATTTTTTCATATTGTATAATTTTAGTTTTACATATTTATAACAAAGTGTAAAAAACATTAAAACGATTTTTTACACTCAACCGTTGTTTTGGAAGAAGAGTGATTTTTATATCTTAACTTTTCTTCAAATATTTTAAGAATTTTCATATAGAATCATATATAAAATAAGTGATTTAGTTTAATTATAGATATATAATAGTTATGTTTAATTGTTCGTTCCTCACAACTACACTTCGTTAAACATAACATCAGATAAACGAAATAAAATTAAAAATCAGCGATATTGCTAATACAATCACTATTCCAACTATCCATTTTCGTGCAAGAAAAAATCCTTGTACAAAACCATTTGAATATCCACTCGTATATGAATGTTTATCAATGTTTAGTTTTTTGTAATCAACCTTATCGTGTTTATTTAATTTTTGTAAAAGTATTTTTTTAAGTATTCGTTCCATATTTTTTTAATTTTACATTCGTTTATCTGTAACCGTTATGTATAATAAAAACTTAATTATGAGTTTCTATTTTACAAAAATATTTATCCAAGTGAATAATTAAGTTTTTACTAATACATAACAAAGTGTAAAAAACATTAAAACGATTTTTTACACTCAATCGTTAGTGATAATTAAAAAATTATTTACTTTTTATAATATTTATTATTTTATCCTTATTCTTCTTCATATATACATCTATCGTTTTAATCTCCCAATTGATATATAAATCCTCGATTATTTGAATAAGATTAGTAATTTTTTCACCATCACTAACATCAGATATATTCAAGTTTTCTTGATGTTCATTGAACTTTTGTATGTGTTTATTATTTTCCATCTTCGTATGTTATTTTAGTGTATATATTAAAAGAAAACCTAAATATATCTGAGTATCGTTATATTCAATTACTTTAAAATACTACAGGTTGAATCTTATGCATTGTTCGGTTATGTATTTAGAGTGTTCTAATTGTAAGTGAGTAGCCAAACCAATAGTTAAGTGTAATCCAAAGTAAGGATCTGGAGTTAAACCCATAGCAGTTCTAATGTTTCTAGCATCATCACAATAAACTTTCAACCACCAGTGACCTTTATCGTTAGATCTAATTAAAGTTGGATCATATTGTAAAGTGATTTCTTTTCCGTGGAATATTTCTCTAGCTTGTGCGTAGATTTCATCATCACATCTATCATTGATAATAGTAACGTGAGTTCCTCTTAAAGGTTTGTTCAACTTCAAGTTGAATCTTTTTTCTAAGAACCAAGCGTAGTAAGCAAAAGTATCATCATCGAACTTCACCATAGCAGTTTTCTTCCAACTAGACTGAGCATTGTGCTTCTTAGTCACGTTAATTGGGTCAAACTCTATAATTCCTTTCAATTCAAACATAGAACAAAGATACTTAGAAATATTAATATATACAAAAAATATAAAATATTATATGGTATTATCAACATTAATTATAATGAATTTCATTTGGATAGTTTATTCACTAACAGAAGGAATGAGAGAAGGTTTCTACTGGCACTATGAGAATAGTTGTAAAAGAGTATGTGACTTTAATGTGAATCCAATATTTAATCTACAAAGAGCTCTAATTTTATTAATAACATCAATAGTTATGGTAGGTATAATCGGATGGTACTCCCTATTAAGTTCAATATGTATGATACTAATTTTTAGCTTCTTTCACAACGGAACCTACTATCATACTAGAAATAAATTAAGTAATGGAGATTTATATCCTAAAGGATGGTGTGATGAATCTAGAACATTTCCACCATTTACACCACTAATAAAATATAATAAAAGAACTATAGCAATGGTAATAGGTGTTTTATCACAAGTATTCATCTATCTATTTCTACTAAATTAAAAATAAATATTATGAAAAAAGAACCTGAAATGATTAAAAATCAATCAATGTCAAAAGAAGAAATCAACCTATTAAGAGAAAAATTTGTTAATGAATACTCTAAAAAGAAAGGTTGGAATTCAAAAGAATTATCAACACAACAAATGATGGAGATAGTTTCTCACAAACAATACAAATCACCTGGATTAATCTTAGGTTAAGATAAAAATATCCTGATTACATCAGGATATTTTTTTGCTTTTTAATTCCATTTGGATTATCACATAAATCACTTGTATAAACAGTACCAATCTCTGGTAACATTTCCATTATATCATATCTGTTTCCAACAAACTCTTGTTTACCTCTATGATTTTCAACATATAAAGCGTGACCATTCCAATTAATACTTTTCATTTCTGTATATCCTTGTTCAAAAATCCATCTATAAAGTAAAGAAGTTTCTTCTTCTATTTTCTTTTTAGAGATATACATTTTTTTAGTTTTATCACCGAATTTAAAGTATGAGAAGTAATCAGCAGAATAAACTGAATTATCATCACTCTCACCGGTGTCAATATCATCATAATTATACTGATTTCTTTTTACAGGTAATGTTTCCCAATCAATATTACAAACTGACTTACAAAGTTTAGATAAAAATTCAATATCTTGATGTTCACTAGTTGTATGTTCTTTGTAATAACCTACAGATATGTTAGTACACTCAGGTACCAAGTCCATAAATTTAGCAGAATCTGTAAGAATACCTGTATCATCTGGTTCAAAACTTAAATTCTCACCAGCCACATTTAATCGAGTGGCCAATTCTTTTGCAAATTCATCAGAACAACATCTACCATACCATTGGTGTGTAATAACAGAAGTAGTTCCTCTTCTATCAAAAGAAACAACCTTATTAATTGTTTTTGAAAATTCATTATTTTGCCAATCATTAGAGACTTTACCAGATCCTATACAACCAACTTCTTCACCTAAGAAGAAATAGTAAAGTCCTGGAATTTTCTTTTCTATCATATACATCACAACAACCATACCTGCTTTATCATCAGCTCCTAAAATGGTTTTACCATTAGTTCTAATAAATTTAGTATCTTGAACGTGTGTTACTTTTTGTTGTGTTGAACAAGCCGTGTCTAAGTGACAGGTAAACATTGTAGTTGGATTTTCACCAACAACATAATAAAAGTTACCAAACTTATCTTGTTTTGTTCCTTGTGGTAAATATGATTTTAAAAATCCCTCAGTTCCGTTCGGATATGTGTAACTTGTAAGTTGTAAAAACTTCTTCCTAATTCTCATTTTATATAATTTAAGTAAATATAGTTAAAAATAAAGTAATATACAAATTATTCTTTATCTTTATTAAAAATTTGATCAATCTTTTTATCTCTAATCCATGATTTGGATAATTCGGTTAAGTCTGAGGTCCAACCAGATATCTTATCAGTTATGTAATAGTTATTCTCTATATGATTATTTTTAATTTCATGTTTTACATGATAATCACCAACATCATCTGACATCTTATAGTGATATTCCTTAGCAACGATTATATAATCAATATTCAATTTATCTATAATCTCTCTATACTCTATAATAGTCGAAACACTAAGACCCCAAAAGTCAAATATTAAAAGGTCGACTCTAAACAAATTAGAACGATTTTCTAATATCATTTTAAATTCGGAAAAATTATTAAATTCTATTTTATTATCTATAAAATATATAAGTGATGTTTTAGCAGAACTTGAACTTCTGGGTCTACAAATTAACAAAGGTGTTCTACCATCAGTTTCCAAAAAAGATATTATACGACTCAATGCGTATGAGACATCACTTGGATTACCAGTAATATAATTACTTCTTTTTATCGGTATCATTTATATTCTTCATTCTAACATCAACTATATAGTTGAATTTATGTAAAAATCTCCTACCTATTAAGACAGGATATCTCATATTTTTTCTATTTGCTAATGATATAAAAAACTTATATGTTGATTCTCCAATTTTTATTTTTGTAAAAACTAAAAATCTTTCTTGTTTTCTACCAAATGAACTTTTAACTGAAACCTTCTTAAATTTCTCATAAACAAATTCATTGGAGTCTATTCTAAATTTCAATTTACCATCGACAATCTCAATATCATCGACATGTAAAGCTATACCATAAGCACCGGTATCTATTTTACCCTTTAACTTACCAATGTTCAACTCAGGGAAATAAACATTCTCATATCTCCCAACTTTCTTTTCCACATTTTCACCACCCATCTCCTCTATAAAATAATTTTATTTTATATATAATTTATTATACCCATCCATAGGGACATCTTAATTAACAAATATAGTAATTTTTATTGAACAAATTGATAATAGTTTATATAAATAAAAAATAATATCATTTAATGGCTCATAATTACGCTTTTACCTATGTAATAGGATACAGACACAGAATAGACAGACTACAAAATTTAAGAAGAGTACTTGATTGGATCAATGGATTCTCAGGAGCAGAAGTAATAATAGTCGAGCAAGATAAACACTCAAAGATATCACATCTAAATCTAAAAGCTAAACATATTTTTATAAAATCAAATCTACCATATAATAGATCTTGGTCATTTAATGTGGCTTTGAAAAGCTCAAATTCATCAGTAATAGTTTTTGGTGACTCTGATTTAATAATGGAACCTAATCAATTTATAGCTGGTTTACAAGCTCTTCAAACCTATGAAATGGTTAGTCCTTATCACACAGTAGTTGATTTAACACCAAGTGAAACTGGATTACCAATGGAAGAAGTGGTGAAAATTGAAAGACCTGGAAGAGGAGAAACAGATAACCAAAAGATTAATATTTCAGGCGGAATATCAATGTTTAGAAAAGAGTCTATCTCAAAAATAGCTGGTTGGAATGAAGACTTTATTGGATGGGGTGGAGAAGATGATTATCAAACATTAAAAGTTCATAACTTTTTATCTTGGACAGAACTCAGAGCTAAGTGTTACCATCTTTATCATGATAAAGAACAACCAGAAATGAAATGGTATCAAAGAAATTTAGATCTACTTAAAAAGACATCTCAAATGGATAAGTCTCAGTTACAAAAGGTTATCTTTAACCAATTGCCAAAAATTGGAATGAAGAATAAATATGATAATTTCATCTAAAGATTTAGAAAAAGTATGTAACTATGTAGAGTCTACAAAACCTTCTTTACCACAAGCATCAATGAACTTCATTGACTTTGAAGAAGAACCAAATGAAGAGTATCAAAGAGAAATTAAAAGAAAGAATAGAGAACTTGCTATTGATGCTATTATTGAAGATAAAGTAGAAGAGTTTAAAAACAGAGAATCATTTATTAATCCATTGGATAATGAAGGATATATACAAACTATATCTCCTAAACTTAAATCAATTAATGTTAAGGGTAAAACCTATTTAGATTTAACAGATATTTACACAGATATAATGATGACATTAGAATCATTAACATCTTCACCTATGAGTACTCCTCAAAATTTGAATATAAATATTCAAAATGATCCTAGTTTAACAGACTTCGAAAATTTGATGGCTTTATCCAGAAGAGTTGTGTCTAAAATAATTTTATTAAGTAATTACATATCATCAACTGGTAGAACAGGTCCTGCTAATACTATTATAATTGGTTTAGATGCTTATAAGTATCTTCTTCTTTCCAATGGAATGATGGCTTCAAGTAACGATGGTGTTGTGACTGGGAATATTAATGGAATGAATGTTATACCATCACCTTATATCAAATCAAATAAGATTATTATGATGAGAAATGTCCAGAAAACCGAGAATGGATTAAATGTAATAAATTGTACAAATGATATGAGATACTTCTTAAAAGAGACTCCGAATTATTCTAAGATTATAAATTGGTTTGAAATTATATAGAGGCAACTCTAACCTTATCATACTTTATTAGTAACTTATAAAGTTTTTCATATTCATCATTAGGATTCTCAACTTTTCGTTCATACCATTTATCCTTATTAAAATACTCAACTAACATACCAACTCTAAAATCTTCTTTTTTAGTTGGTTTCCAATATCTTTTTGATTCAACAAATGAGAATGATGTACCATTATGTAAATATGACATATTATCAGAATCAGTATTATACATTACAATACCCATTGGTATCTCAGAACCATCTTTGAATATCTTCTTAGCATTAGTCTCACCTGTATATTTAATAATAGCACAATCTTCGTGAAAGTGATTAAGTAGGAAAATAACATCTTTCCTTAAGGTATCATTATCAACACGACCATAAGCCATAACAGAGTCTTCATATTGACCTTTGTAATAACCCTTAATAGGTAAAACTTGATATTCTTTAGCATAAAGAATTGAAATCATATCCTCTATTCTAGGTGAGGAAAGTAAAATAAAAGAAGCGTCTCTGTGTTCTAGTCCGATCATAAAGTATATATTAAATATTTATACTTGATCTGTCACAGTATAGATATCAAGAATACTTTTTTTACTAAGCTTTTTTACTTTTGAAAAATAAATAATCGCCTCTTCTAATGTTTCGAGCAAAACTCTCGAAATGACCTCTTTGGAGTTTTTTGGTTTTAGATAAAATGTTTTCATAGTTTATATATCATATATTTAATTTTAAATAATTCTAAATTCTTCTAATAATTTTGTCTGGAAAATTGCCCAAACGCAATCCCTGTATTTCTTTTGCATGATTATACTATCATGTACAGTAACAACTTTAATTTCAGGATAAAGTGTAATTATTTGTCTTATTATTTGATTGAAAATTAAATTACTCTCAGCCTTCTGTAAATCATATGCTAGTATTCGATAATCACCATGTTCTTTTTTATACAATTTTATAAAATTATGAATAGTCGGGAAAAGATTTGAGAAGACTTTATCAGCCTTACTATTTGAACCATTTCTACCAAAAAGAACTTTATAGGTCATTTCTTTTACATTATTTCTATCACTACTACCAATTGAATTCATAACATACTGGTAATAGTTGCCACTTATAGTTAACTCCTTAAATAATTGAAACTCTTCCTCTTTAACCCATTTACTTCCAATATCTTGAATCATCTTTGCTAAAAACAAAGGTTGACTATTTTTAATATCTATTTCAGAAGTTTCCTCACCATCTATCAATAAACAATTTTTTCTAATAAAGGATTTTAATATGGTAAAGTTTGTATGCATCCTACCATAATTATCAAAATGATAGAATATGTGTTTATCATTTATACACTCAACTGAATATCTATTACGATTATAAACATCAGTATCATCTTGTTTCAACGCATCAAGATAGAATATAGACCTATCAAACTGCACTTGAACACTAAATAAATCATCTACAAGCTTAATCTTAATATCATTGTCAATTAATGACTTTTTATCATCTACATCATTCTCTTCTATTTGTGATATTTTGTTTTTATATTTTTTAAGAAGAACCTTATCACAATTATTATATCGTATAATTTTACCTCTTAAAATATATTCATTTATTGCGTAGATTCTAGAATTTTTACCTTTTTGATGTTTTGATAAAAGAACAATAACTCCCTTTTCAATGAGGAAGTCCATATAGTAATTATATAAATACCCATACTTCTCTTTGAGAATGGAAGCCATTAAACTAAATTTATTATTTTTTCTAAAATAATATTTAAGTATAAGGTTATGTAATATATCAACTATATACGCTGATTTTAATTTTTCACCTTTGTATGTAAAGTTTTTTTGTTTTGATATCTCTTCTAAAGAGACTGGTAGGAATTGTAAGCTATGTTTTTTATTCTCTAAATTCTTCTTAATTGACTGATATGATTCTATATCACTTAACTTAACTACACTTGAAACTGTCATAGATTTTATATAAAAAATCCTGGTTTATGTTTGTAATAAACTAGATATTATTAAAAATTTTATTGATAGAATTTTTACGATTAGAAGCCCTTTCTTTAATAAGTTCAGCTCTTAAAAGATTCTCAAGATCTTTTTCAATATCAGTATTATGATATGAACTTATATCCTTAATCATTTCAGTGGTCCAAGTAGCTTTAATAGCTCTTGTTTCTGCTTTAACTTCAATAGAAGTCATATTAAGATTAATTGATTTCATTATTTAGTTAAACTAGGTGGTTCCTTACTAGTTGATTCAGGAGTTATAGGTAATTTACCACCTTTACCTTTTTTCTTCTTTTCACCAGCTCCTTTTTCAAATTCTGAGTAAACATCAGGATAAACTTCACCTTCTCCATCTTTGTCATATTGAATATCAAAGAAGTCACCAAAATCAAGTAATCCAGATCTTGTTAACTCAACCTCATGTAATTTATTAAGATATCTATCAATATATTTATCAATATCATCTACAAATCCATTAAATAAAATAACCGTATTATCAGTAAAAACACCAATTGGCTTTTTTCTTTTTTTGTTAAATGAACCCAATATAGCTTTGAATATATACTCAAGTTTACCACTTTCTCTTATGTAATCTTTTGTTAATTTATTTGAAATAAGTTCAGTATTAATTTTAAATTTCTCTTTATCAAAGAATTCAGGAACTACAAATTCAAAATTTAATAAATCTTCTTTTACTTCAGAAACATAGATATTAAATAGTTTACATATTAAGTAAATGTAAACCTCATCTTTTTTATCACCTTTAAGTTTAATTTCATCTAAATTAAACGACTGACAAAAATTTAAAAAGTTAATTAAAATAAGTGTATAGATTTCAACAAATTCAGTTGAATTACTATCATTCATTCTTTTATATAAAGGGTTAAGTATTTCAAATGAAATATCCGTATCTTTTGATCTAACTATTAATTTCTCTAAATTAGATTGATAATCTTCTTCATCCATTAGAAATGAATTAGTAGAACTTGGATTAAGTATTTTATAGAAAAAGAAAGCGAATGATTTCTCACCAAACACATACTCTAAATCATCCTCACTTGTATTAACAAAGTATTTAATAGCTTCTATAGCTCTTTCAGATATCTTCCCTTGGAAAACCACCGGTAGAACATCAACATCAAATAGTCTTGAATACTCATCTAACTCTTCTACTCCAAATTCATATTTACCACCTTTATTAATAGTGGTTAAAACTAAATGATTTTTAGGAACTCTTGAATATTGTATATTTGCTGGTTGACTATCTGGAAAATATTCAAAACAGAACCACCATTTTTTATTAAGTAATGATTTAACTCTATTATCTAAACCATTAAGATAATTAATAGCAGGGTTGTAATAATTCTGCATAGCTAAATCAATTAAATTAATTGATTCACTACCGATGGATTTAGGTCTTATGTTAAATTCCTTACCATCCCAGTTAACCCATATTTTTGAACCTTGTATATCTTCAAATACAATTATTTCATTTCCAAAAATTGAATCTAATATTTCTTGGTCATTTTCACCATTTAATGTAACTAATCTACTCATTGTGCTTGATTTTTGTTTTTTATCAATAGGGTATATATAAAAATATATAACGTCTATAATCTATCTATTATCTATGTAAATGATTACTTCACAGTAATATTCAATAAAGTGTTCATTCCACAAATCCCATTTGATATCAACACCATCAAATGAGTAAACTTGTATGTTATTAAATTTAGGAAGTATGTTTTTTCTAAACCATCTAAATTTACATTTATCAAATGTTTCATTATCTCTTAAATGGAATTCAGTAACAATTTTTGGAATTGTTTTTAAGAATTCAATATTACTTGGTTGGAATACATCATATTCACCACCCTCACAATCACATTTTAAGAAATCAATTTTATCAATTCCATTTTCATCTAAAAATTCTCTAAATGTAAATGTTGGAACACTTTCTGTAACATTATCCCAAGATATTTCAATTTTCTTTTTATCTGTAATTGCTCCCTGAATTATTTTCACATTATCTTTACCAACATTTTTATTTAATATATCAATTTGATGTGATAAAGGCTCAACAACATAACATTGTTTTGGATTTTTTGGTAGAATTTTATATGTGAATGGACCTATAGACGCTCCTAAATCCACAACAATATCACCTTCTTCTACTTCAAAAAATCTTTCATATGTATTATCCTCAAATACTTCTTTGATTGCAGCATCTACATACTGATTATCTTTTTTACCCCAATCAAAATTTTGATAATCATTTTCTTCTACTTCACCGTTGATAATTTTATTGATTTGTTTAATCACCATATCAGAACCTATTTTTTTTGTACACTCAAACATACGTTCTGTATTTTTGTGTTTTGGACACCAATTCCAATCACCAGCATCTAATCTATCACTATTAAAACATCCATGACAAACTGACTTATTAATTACTCTATAAGTATTTAACAAAGTTTCAGCCCATTCTTCACTAAACCCAGATATTAAAACAACAGGTAATCCGATTGACCAAGCTAACCAACTTAATCCAGATGCAAGTCCAATAAAAAACTCACAAGTTGACATATCACTTATAACATCTTTCATAGAACCACCTGGGAATTTTTGTATTCCTTTTGGTTGAAAGTTACCCATATATCCATCATTCTCTCTGGAATAAAGAACAACTTCATATCCCTTTTTAATTAAGTAATTCACAACTTCTTGCCATCCTGTTGGATTATTCCAATATTTTGCTTGTGCGGTTGAGTGCATAGCAAATCCAACTCTTTTCTTTTTAGTTGTAGAGATATTAGGAAGATTAGCAGAAACTTCTTTATAATCAAGTCCTAATATATCACTTGCTGTTTGTTGAAGTGGTATTTTCTTAAAATCTTTTGGATTCAAATTTTGATTAAATAATCCATTGTTATAAAACCATCCGATTTTATAGTGAGCATAAATATTCTCAAATCCTTGCCCTGGGCTTACAAATTCTAAATCAGGATATTGGTCAATAAATAAATCGTTCATAAATGTAGATATTGCTACCTGACATGAATGTTTCTTTCTGAACTCTTCAGCATATGGGAACCAAGCAAGTGTATCTCCTAAGGCTTTTGACTCAAGTGAAATATAAACCTTTTTACCAGTAAAATCTATCTTTTGGTCATAAACAACCTGGTCTTTTTTAGTTATTCTAACTCTCCAATCAGCATAATACTCCCTATTAACTTTGGTCCACATACCACATCTTATATTAGATGAGTGTACTAGCCTATCTCCATCAATAAATTCAACTAAAAAGTTATCTTTAGAATTTCCTGATATCTCAACAGTAGGATTTCTTAAAAAAGAAACATTAAAGTTATACTTCTCTGGAATTTTATTTTCTGTAATAGAGGTACTATTATAAGCGTTAATATATTTCTGTGTTGTTAAAAATGTACTCATCTTTGTTTAATGTTTTTTTTATTGCCTGTGTGTCAATTTCTGTATAACCACTAAGGAATGTAATATTTTCATGACTACTATAAGAACCACAATATGTTTTTAAATCAAACATAAGTATTGGAATATCATAACATAAAACTTCTTTTATAACTAATGGGTTAAGTTCTAATGTAGAAGTAAATAAAAGCATATCAGAAGCCATTATGAAATCTTCAACATCCGATCTTTCTCCCCAGACTATACAATTCTCTGGTTTATTATTCATTAATGGTTCCCAATAACTTCTGAAGTTTTCAGCTTGGTTTCCTAAAAAATGAAACTTTATCTTCTCATTCAATAATAATCTAGCGATATCAAAAATATAAGCTTGATTTTTACCAGGAGTGAATAATCCAATGTTTATAATATGTTTATATCCATCATCTAATCCTAATCGAGTCTTTGCTTCGGAATCTATCTCTTTTTTATCTATTGGATATTCAATAACAACAGAATCAACTCCAAAGTGACTATACATATTTTTAGACCACTCTGAAACAAAAATAAATTTATCTGGTAAGTTTACTTTTGAAATTGATTTATCATCAGACCCATGTGTTGTTTCTATTATTTTATATGTTCTATCTTCTTTAAAAATGAAATTACACACCTCTATATCCATAAAAGTTTCCGAGAATTCCTCAATGTGTATTATATCAGGTTTTATATTAGTCAATAAGTCAATTAACTTATTTTTATCTCCAAATATTGGAATAAATCTATCACCAATCAAATCAATAACTTTATTTCTTTGAACAACGTATTGTGATGATAAAAAACTATATTCTATACAATAAATTTCATAGAACTCTCTTAACATCTCAATTCTTTTTAGAACAAATTGAGGACACCCACCAGTTGACATATGGGGTGTTATAATAATTAGTTTTTCCATACCCTCTTATATAAAAAATTAAAATATAAGTTTCTATTTTTTAATATATACATTTATGAAAGTTAATAAATATTTTGAATTTGTTCAGGCTGACTTAGAACCTATTAAGTCTTTTTATATTAAAGATGAGTTGAATCCTAAATTATGGGATAACTTTGAATTAGATGGAGAAGTCAGAGAACAATTGATTAAAATCGCTCAAGACTTTTACGAATCAACTGAGCTTAAAGCCGATGTTAAAGATATTATACTAACAGGGTCTTTAGCTAATTACAATTGGTCAGAAAAATACTCTGATTATGACTTACACATTCTAATTGATTTCGATGATGTTGATGATAATGTTGAGTTGGTTAAAAAGTTTGCTGATGCTGCTAAGAAAAACTGGAATGATGAACATGATATCAAAATAAAAGGATATGAAGTAGAAGTTTATATACAAGATATTGATGAACCACATAAATCAAGTGGTGTTTTCTCACTACTTAATGATAAATGGAATGTTAGACCAGAAAAGATAGAATTTGAACCAGATGAAGAAGCTCTTAGAGAAAAGGCAAAATCAGTAATGATGTCTGTTGATGGATTAGAAGAAGAAGTAGATGAAGACAAATATGAAAAATTCCATGAAAAGTTAAATAAAGTATGGGATAAAATTAAAAACTACAGAAAAAGTGGATTAGAAGAAGAAGGTGGTGAATTATCACTTGGAAATCTTGTATTCAAACTACTTAGAAGAAATGGATACATTGAGAAGATTATGAAACTTAAAAGAAAGTCATATGATAAACAATTCAATTAAATATGGAAATTAAAATATCAGAAATAGAACAAATATTCAAAGATATCTTTGAAGAAGAAGGTGTCGTAAATACGGTAGAATCCGTATACGAAATGTCACCTGAGGAAGACTTCTATAAGTTAGTTATCTCAATTCATGGATTAGCGGTACAAGATGTATCAATAATACATACTAAATTTATATTCAAAGCTGATTTAGATAAGAGAAATATAATAGAAAATTCATTTATATATCTATATGATTTAAATTGTGTTTATCATAAAATTGAATTCTCTAATGTAGTCGATATGAAGAAGAAGATAGAGGATATAATAGAATCTAATAACTTTGGAGAAGACTTACAAATTCTTTCAGATTTTATTGAAGCACCATCTATGTTCTTAAACTACTATATGAGAAGAGCAAAGATTACAGATTACTCAATCTTTGACGTAGAGTATGAACCTAAGTTCAAAACAACTCCTTGTGATAAAACAACATTCGATTTTAAAATAAACATTAATAATAACTATAATATGGAGTTATCTATACAAAAAATAGATAGAACTGATAAAGAAGAATTAGATACTTATAAATTTCAATTCAAATTTATGGATGAAATAGAGACTATTGAAACAGACACATTAAAAAATGTTCACTTCTTTATAGGAGATAATATAGCTGCCATACTTGATAAAAAATTGAAAAATAAGTAGTGAGATATTTAGAAAAATTTGTAACATACTTAAATGAATCTTCTGAAGATATAACAGATTTATCTAAAGAAGATTTAGATGAGTTATTAATTCCTATTACTGACCTAGGAATTGAATATTCTTTTTCAGAACCGAGAACTATAACTGAAGGTGAATTTTCCGGATATAAATCTATTAATATAATATTTAGAAACTCTTTTAAATTAGGACCATCTGGTGGATACACTGAACAAATTATTGATGATAAGTTTTGGGAATTTTTAGATGAGTTAATAGCTCTTAAAAATCGTTTAGAAAGCTCTAGAGTTTCAATAAATCCACATATGAGACATCATATAATAGTTACTTTTATACAAAAAGCTAAAGTTGAAGGAAGTTTATTTTTAGTTCAACAACTTTTCAACGAGATGAGTAAAAGAACAAATGTTTCTAAAAGTGACTTTTCAAATAATATGACTAAAAGATTACATAAAGAAGACTTGAAAATTGTTGTTAATTGTAGTAATGGTTATAGAGAAGGTGCTTATACCGATAGAAAGTGGAATGGTCTTTTTAGAGGTATAGATTTTTCTAAATTTAATGTTGAAAAGGAAATTACTGAAGATAGTTATGGTGATAAAAGTGCTATCATTACAATAACACTAAAACCCGAATTTAGAGATTAATATATACAAAAAAGTAATTCTATAAAATGACTTATAAAGAAAATACACCTACATTCAATGTAAATAGAAAAGTAGTTAACTTTAAAGACTTCTTGTCCGATCCAAAAGGAGAAGAAACAGATTTAAAAAAAGTTAGAAGATCAACTAAGCCTAATTCTGAAGACCAACAACACGTTGGGAACTCAAGATATAAATTCAATAAAACAACTCGTAAAATGGATGATTTAAGTCCTGCTGAAATAGATGATAGTATTGAAGCTATTGAGGATTTCGAAGGAACTAATGAAAATGTTGATGTTGAGGATAAAAAAATAGAAATATGGAATAGTATAACAGACATGACTCAAGATAGACATGCTCCAAAACTTGATAAATGGATAAATAGTTTAAGTGAAGAAGAACTTAATATTATCTATAATAGTATTAAAAAAAACGATTTGTTATCTAAATTTTAATAAAAAACTCAGAGAAATCTGAGTTTTTTTATTTAAGTATTTTATTTAGTTTATATTCTCTTTTATCTTCTAATTCAAGTGGTTCAGCTATTAACTCACCATCCGATATTTTAATTTGCCATTTATTACCGGTCTTCTCATCTAATAGAACTAACTTACTAATAACTGTACAACCATCAACATCAACATTAATTGCGGTTGAGTTTGATGAACTATTTATATTAAATACACTAGGATTACAAGCTCTTGCCATCTAAAATATTATCAATTTTTATATCTCTTTGTAAAGACGTATATTGTTTAAATGCCTCAGAAGTTTCATCTTCAATTACAAAAAATAATTTAGAGTCATTTACATTATAATCAATATCATATTCTATGACAATTCTCGGAGCGAATGATCCAGGATAAGGTGTTTCATAAGCTTTCATTTCACCTACATTAAATTCAACTGCATTAAACAAACAAATTCTACCATCATTAAATTTCATATATGGATCACTATAAACTTCAACACTACCTCCTAATTTACCATAACACTGAGGTTCACCTCCATTTTTCAAATCATGTGTTGTCATATAAGGTGAGAAAGCCGAACTATCTTGTAATTCAGAGGCTATAAGTCCAGTAGTAATTAAGTTATTATAATTATCTCCAGTTAACAAACTTACTAATTGCTCAAGATATTTCCTACCATTCATTAATGAGCCATCAGGTCTTAAGTCTAAGTAATCAAATTTATGAGTAGTAAATAATCTCTTAGTGAGAGTTCTAATAATACTATTTGAAATTTCATTTTTAATAGCATTAACTAGATGAGGTTCCATATCTATATTAAGATATTCATTTTTCATTTCTGATGTTAAAACGGGAACTGAAAACTTTTTAGTCTCAAAATTAGTAAGGTTTTTATTTTCGACCATCCAACGTTGAGAGGTAATAAAATCTCTTGTATTACTATTAAATAAATCTACTATGCTATTCATATCAGTTGAAATCTTCTTTGTCCATCCTCAGAAGTTGAGTTCCAAATATCTAATGGTCTAACATAAATAGAACCAAAGTTGATAGATTTATAAACTACCAACTTTTCTCCTGTTTCTGTATGAGTGGCTAAAGTAATTACTTCGTAAGTACCTCCTTTATAATGTTTATATCTCTGTCTCGGTAGTGGATACTCCATGATTGATGTTTAATTTTTTACCAGTAGTTGGGTCATAATTCATAATTAGTAACTCAACTCCTTTTTCTTGTTCTTTTTTAGTATCTGAGTTATTCCCACCTTGAGCAGAACTTCTAAATACTTCTTTCTCAGTCCAAATATATTGGTCTCTTGGTAACAATTCTTCTAATAAAGGAAAATAGTAATAAGATAATGACCAACGAGATTTTGAATTTTTAATTAGATCCAATAGTCTTCTATGAGAAGCTGGTCCAAATACTCCTTCTTTATCAGCTCCATACCAAGATAATCTTTTAGCATCATCATCACCATTTACATCTGGTCTGTGATATGGTGGATCTAAATACAAGTAAGTATCTTCTGAGTCATATTTATTAATAAGTTCTTCAAAATCAACATTATTGAACTCTTTAATAGATTTTAACTTTGCAGTGTATTTGTTCTTTTTTAATTTATCAATAAGAACTTCTAATTTCAAACGGTCTTTATCTTTTTTATAACCATTAAAACCAGCACCACGAGGATAAACTGAGTTATGAGCTGAAGTGATTAAGAAAGCATAAATAGAAGCTTTTTTGAAGTCACCTATTTCAAAATCCATATTATCTAGGAATTCATTCTTAATATATTTCTTATAAATTTCTTTATAGAAGTCCCATTTCTTTAATGGTTCTGTTTCATCTGTATGAAGTAAAGTTTTTTTCAAAGCCTCTAAATACTTAACAAATGTTTCAGGCTCAGAACAACACTTATATAGATTCGCCTGGTGACGATTTTTATCATTATAGATAACTACATCAAACTTTAAGTTTGGGTCGTCCATATATGTTCCCATGGCTCCAGAGAATGGTTCTAAATAGGTTTTTATACTTCCATCTTTAGGAATTTTTGAATTTATGAATTCAATGAAAACATTTGAGGATTTACCTCCAAAATAGCTTATTACACTCATTATTAATCTAATTTATTTTTATCTTTTATTATATCTTCGATTGAAGGTTTTTGATTTGCTAATTTTAATTCTTCTCTAACATCCATTAGAATTTTACCAAGATGATTTTCACCTTTACCATTACAAACTCCCCAGAAATAATCATGCCACCAGTTACCCTCAATAAGTTCATGATCATCAGTATCAATTAATAATTGAGCCAATTCTTCATTTTTAAACTTCTCGCGAACACCCCAGTTCATTACTTCTAATTTCTTTTCATCCCAATTACTTCGTAGTTTTACTTTAGAACCTATTCTTTTAACTTCAGCAGGATTTGAAATTTTAGCAATCATTTCTCTGAAATCACCAGGAGTGAAATAAGTACCATTTATTAATTGCTGATCATTAACTTTCATTGCGACATAAAAGTTTTCAACGGATGGGTATGTAATACCTTGGTGTTCTATCTTACAAGGATAGAAATTGGATAAGAATCTCCAACGACCTTCAAATTTATCAATCATAGATATTATATAATTAGATTAAACAAAGTTTACCAATACCAAGGTGCATCTTTGTAGTTATCTTCAAAGATATAATTCTCATCACCTTTCATGATTCTATGTACTACTTGTTTAGATTTGGCTCTTTGTGAACGATTAAGCATATTTCTATACCACCAAGGTGCGCTATTAAAATATCCATTATATTCATTATGGAATTTTTGACGAAGCCTTTCGTTAATTTCACAAAGACGTGAATTTTGAGGACGACTCCATTTAGGGTATCTTGGTGTAGAATCGTATATATAATCATGCTCTTTTTTAAGAGAAATATATTCTTTTTCTCTTAACCAGTGTTTGTTTGTGTGTTTTGACATATGTATAAGTTATTTTTTAAATACTTACATGTCAATTCTATCTCTTAATTTTTTCATATTCCTAATTTTGTAGACCCAGGTGACCAAGGCAAATGATATGTTCTGTTATACTTACTCATTTTACAAATATATATAATTTTCTCATAATAAAAAAAGACCTCACTCCCATTTCAGGAAGTGAGGTCTAAAAAATCGATATTACTATCGAACTTGTGGAGATGACGTTGTACTGCCCAACGTGTCTTTTTCAGTTACTAATAATTACTCATTCACAGGCTTAGAAAGTTTTTCTTAACTTACAAACTATTTACTTGATTTTGAAAGACTCTAACAAGTAAAAACAATAAATCTCACCTTTTTTAACCCCGTGTGAATCGGGATGGAGAATTTTTTGATAACAACTATTGTTTAGACAGTTGCTAGATCTTCTACAGAGATCATGTTGTTTTGTAGAGCCGCTACTAAATCTTCACGAGTTCCTACTTCATTTGTTTTGCCATTTACGACTTTGCCATCTAATTTATAAATCGGTCATTTGACAACCCGATACCTGCATAAATACCACCACTCTGCAAATCAATTCTAAAACATCCCCAAGTGTGTATATTTGTTACTATTCTACAAATGTATATATAATATTCTAAAATAACAAAAAGTTTAATAAATTTAATTAAAAAGGTGTATTATCATCATCTAAACCATCACCATAATAAAAATTAAAAGTCAACATTGGTCTACCATCTTTAGCATACCAAATTTCAAATTCAGAATCATATTGTGCTAAGGTATCTCTTTTAAGTTTTTTAGCAACTTCAAATACTCTTATTACATCTCTTAATCTTTCCTTTTCATTCATAAAAGCAACAATAGAAATATCTAAATCATCATTTGTTATCTCAACTTCAACTCCAGTATTTTTGAACATTAATCTAAGAAGATATAGTAAATGACCAAACTGACCATCATCTTCTGAATCATCATCTTCATCGTCATCTTCATATGAATAGTCTTCTTCATCATCTGTTAGTTTCTTATAACCTTTATCATCATAAAATTCATCGTCATCATCATCGTCATCACCATCTGTACTTGGATAATTAGGTCTTCCAAAAAGAGAGTCATCATCATCATCCCAACGACCTTCATTTACTATTTGTGTATACTTTTTAATTTTCATTATTTTAGTTCTATTTTTAGGTAAGTTTCATCAAAGAAAGCAGTATCTTCTATCTTATATTTCTTTAATATAACAGATAAAGATGTTAATGAATCATAAATTTCTTCAATAGCACCATCTTCTAAATCACATTGTAAAGAAACACCACCACCATCTTCACGGACAACTTTAACATCTATAGCAAATGCTGACTTTTTAAGTTCTGATATTAAACTACCATGTTTTCTTAAAACTTCTTCATCTAAACCAATTTTTCTAACAGTTGGAAGAGAATTCCAATCAACACCAATACTTGCCTTAGCAAGTTTTTCTAAATATGTAATATTTTGATACTCATCTGCAGTGTGTTCATGCATATATCCAACAGAAACATTAGTACATTCTGATATTTCTTCTAAAAATGATGCTGAATCGGTATAAACACCTGTTGGATCTAAAGATAAATCCATACCTTGTTTATTATACTCTTTACAAAGAGCTGTTCCAAAATCATTCGAACAACAAACTCTACCTAATTGAGATGTTATAACTGAGTGATAGTTTCTTCTATCAAAAGAAACACATCTCTTAATATCTTTAAGATAATCAACCTCATCATAAACTGATGAAAGTAATCCAGAACCGATTCCACCTCTTTCTTCACCAATAAAGAAATAATAAAGACCTGGTACATTATGAGCCATCATATATAACATAACAGCCACACCAGCTTTATCATCAGCTCCTAATATAGAATTACCATCGGTAATAATATATTCTTCACCTTTTTCTTCACTTGAATAAAGTTTTGTTATTTTTTGTTCTCTATCAGCAGTATCTAAGTGAGAAGTAAACATAGTTTGTGGTTTTGAATCTCCTATTATTTTATAATAGTTACCAACGATATCTTCTTCTAATTTTGGAAGAAATTGTAAAACTTCTTTTTCATAACGATTATCTGCAAAGTGAGGGTATGTTTTAGTAACTAATGAAAGGAAAGTGCTTCTTACATCTTTTGGATTGTATTTAAAATCTTCAACTTTAATTAAATTACCATCAATTGGTTCACCAGCAGATAAAGAGTTATACATTCTAAGAAAATCATTAACATCGGAAGGACTTAATAGACTTCTAAAGTAATATTTAATAAAATTTGATATAGGCATTGGTGTCACTTTACCATCAATAGTAACATCAAATGAATTTTTCTTTTTAGAAACACTAACCGTTTCAATTCTTAATCCATTATGATATTTAGCAGATATTTCACCTAGCCAAAGTAGCTCAAATGCTACATAATTATTTGCATCTTCCAGTTCTTTAAGAATACTTTCTAACTCTTTTGTATAAGTAACTCTTACTGATTTTTTATCTTCTGCCATTTATAAAAATATTTTTATTATGTTATATATTAATTATTAAACTTGAATTTCATAAGAATTTGTATAATCAACTTTAACTTGACCATCATTCATGTTTGGTTCTTTCTTAACAAACCTTCTTTGACAATAAACTACAGTAGCCTTACTATCTTTAGATGCTTTACTATTTTTCTTAGCCAATTCAGCTGCTTTTTTAATAACCGAATCAATAGGAAGATTTTCTCTAACTCTAATAACAACATGAGAACCCGGAACACCTTTAACGTGCATCCAAATATCTTCTTTATCAGCTATATTAAATGTTAAGTGGTCATTAGATTTAGCATCTTTACCTACATAGACAACAAATCCGTCTATATCTAATTTTTGTATATTAGGGAATTTATCTTTTTTACCCTCGAATAGTGAAAATTGTTTTATAATCATATACTATATATAAACTATTTAAAACAAAAAAAGACCCAAGAAGGGTCTTTTTTTTAATATTTCAATCAAACTATTAGTTCAATAACTGAGCAGCGTCAGTAACTGTAATAGTCATAAATTGTTTTTGTGGATACCAACCAACTTCAGTTACTGCGTATCTTGAACGTAACAACATTCTTGGTGCGAATGTAGCTTCAGAGATTACAGAAATAGACTGAGCCATTAAGTAAGGTACGAAAATGATACCTGGTTGGTCAGGGTTATTCTTACGACCTAATACGATTCTGTTATCGTTATATCTCATATATGGATCTACATAGATAGAGATGTCTCCGATTGAACCTACAGGGTATAATTGACCTTGTCCGTTTAATTTAGATTTAACTGGGTTAATTGTGTAACCAGCGATATCTTGAAGAGCTGCAGCTAAACCTCCGTTTGTGATAAGGTATTGAGCAGGTCCTACACGACCTTCAGTCGCGATATAGTTCGAAGCGTGAGCAATCTTAGTGATTAACTTTCTTTGAACAGCGTGAGTTGTTTCACCACCAACATAACCTGATGTTTGATTAGCATAAGCTGTATTCAAGTCAAAGATTGTTGTTCCTGTACCAACAGCACCACTAGATAATGGAGCACTAGCCGCGTTTAATGTACCCATTTCGAAGATTTTAGCAACGATTTGTTTAGAGATTGTTTGAGACAACTCATTAACAAGGATAGATTCCATTTTTTGAACGATATCCATACCTGTATTAGCTTTGATATCTTCAATTTCAGTTCTTCTAAGAGCTGAAGATACTTCGATAGTACCAACTGCTACAGTTTTAGAAGAGATTTTTGGTCCGATAACACCAGCATATGAATCATCATCTGACTGACGAGACATTGGGTAAGAACCAGCAGCACCAGTACCAGCTGTCCAGTTTGCAGAGAAACCTGGGATATGGTCTTCTAAAGCAGATACCAATTCGATAGTTTTTGTTCCAGCAACAACATTACCCGTAATAGTAGAGTAAGTACCTACTTGAGTAATTTGGTCAATCATAGATTGAGTTGGGTTAAAAGTGTTTCTTGCTTGGTCAAATGCCCAAAGTGTAGATGTTCCACTTGCTAAAGCTGTAGCAGTATGAGCTGTGTTAGCTTGTCTGTAAGCTCTGAAGATTGGGAAACCATCGATACGAGAGAAACCTAAGAACTCAGCAGTACCTCTTTTATCAGCATTTTCTTGACTAGTTACAGTAACTGTACCAGCGATAGCTGAAGAAGCATTAAGAGATATCCAAACTCTACCGTTTGCTAAACCACCTGTAGTTTCATTGATTGAATTAGTAGCTAAGAAAGCTCTAATTGATCTTTGAATAGATGCGTTTTCTGGACAATTTAATTTGAAAACTTGTGGTCTTTCATCAGCACCATTAACTGAACGAACGTCATCATATTGAAAATCAATATAAAGTAAGTCGATTTTTGGACCTGGAGTTGGTTTAACAGCTACTAAATCTAAACCGATTGTTTGAGCTGCAATTTTCATTGCTACTGGTAACAAGTTTTGACCTACGTCTCCTGAACCAAGTGATCCACCGTTTCCGTTTCCAGACCAGTTACTACCTAGTAAAGAACCAGCTAATGAAGATGGTTGAGCAGCTGTAACAGCTCCCATACCTGCAACGTTAGAAGCGTTAACATACGCATTCTCGTTGATTGAGTGATATTCAGCCATTTCTGACATCCATTCAACTCTTTCAGCAGATACACCCATGTTTTCCAATACTGGAGTCCACTTCTTAACTGCTTTTTGTTTGTCTATTCTAATGTGTGACATAATTTAATTTTTATTTTTTTTTGTTATCTATATATAACCCTTGTTTTATCTACTTTTCGGAGATGTGGATTTTTTATAGATTAGATGTTTTTGAATCTTTCCATAATAGCAGTAACATCATTATCAGAAAGTTTATCTTCTTGTATAAGACTTTCGTGTGATACTAACTTTTTAGTTACAGATTCATTTGTTTTAAGCTTTCTAGTTGCCCAGAAGTGCTCAACTTGAGATTCGTTCATTAAAACTTCAGCTGGGTAAAGTCTAGCTTGTGATAAGATAGATTTTTTAGCAGATTCATTCATTTGACTCCAGATAGCCTTAGTGTTTTCAGGCATTAATCTGATTACTCTTTCTTCAAGTGTTTCATTCTTTGTTGATAATGCTTCAGCAATTAGACCTAATACATCTTTGGATGTGAAATAACTTCTCTCGTTTATGTGAAGTTTAACAGATTCCTGTTCTTCGTCTGATAGTGCATAAAAGCTATCTACTTGTGACTTGTTTAAGAATTTTAAGAAATTCAAGTCTGTAGATTCAGAAACTTTACGTTTTTTAGCTTCTTCTATTAATTTATTAATTGATTCAGATAATTCAGAATCTTCATGTCCACCAACTTCATAGTTATGTGAATGAACTTCTTCTTCATTTTCTTCATTTTCATTTTCTTCTTCATTTTCCATATTGTAAGCCTCTTCTTCGTGAGCTGAAGGAACACCATTGTATTCTTCTTCATCTTCTTCAGTAGCGTTAGGTCCACAATTTTCATCTTCTTCAGCATCTTCGAAACCAGCAGCTTGTAATGAAGGGAAAGCTTCTTCTTCATTTGATTCAAATAATTTACCACCTTTAGAATTTAATTTTTCAACGATTAATCCTTGGTAAGAAATTGATTTGTCTAAGTTTTCAGCGATATATTCTGAATAAGCGATATTATCATCTAAATGTTCAGCGATGTACTCAGAGTAAGCGATGTTACCTTCAACGTGTTCAGCTAAATATTCTGAATAAGCGATTGAATTATCAACGTGTTCAGCGATGTACTCACCGTAAGCGATACTTTTATCTAAGTTTTCAGCGATGTACTCAGAGTAAGCGATGTTTTTGTCTAAGTTTTCAGCTAAATATTCTGAATACTCAATGTTTTTATCCAAATTCTCAGCTAAATACTCAGAATAAGAAATGTTTTTATCCAAATTCTCAGCGATATACTCAGAATAAGAAATATTTTTATCAAGATTTTCAGCTAAATATTCTGAATACTCGATATTTTTATCTAAGTTTTCAGCCAAATACTCAGAGTAGTTAACAGCCTTTTCAAGATTTTCGGCTAAATAGTCATTATGTTTAATAAGTTTATTTGTAGTCTCTTTTAAAGACTTATTCTCATTAACCATAATTTGAACTTTCTCAGCCAAATAATCCAAGTACTTAACAACTTGAGAATTTGTGTTATTTAACTCATCGTAATACTCTAAAAGTTGTTCAAGTTTTTTAGGACTTAAGTTACCTTTAGAAATTGCACCTTTAACTTCTTTCTTAGTAGAAGCTAATTCTTTAACTAAATATTGAGAATAGTCAGTTAACTGTTGTTTAGTAACAAATTCATTTTTGTTCATATCAAATAGTTGATTTATTTTGGACTCATCGGACATTTCATATATCCTAAAGTTGGAGTTTTGATTATAACCCAAAGACTCGTTAAGAACCTTCACGCTCATCTTAGCCGATGCAAATCCTGGATCAGCTACTATATCATAAGTAAATAATTTCTTTAAGGAAACAGTACCATCTGATTCAGTAATACCAGCCGCTCTTGAAGAAACAAAAACTGGACAACCATCATCAACTAATGCTTTAGCTTCTTTACCCCAATAGGTACTAAGAAGTCTAATTTCACCACTAACAAGGTTAGATTCTTTTACATAATTTGCTTTTGTAATTATGTGAGAAGCTCTAGAAAGAGATGTATCAAAAACATCTGGGTGATCAAACTCACCATAAACAGCACCTAGACTGCTCATTCTATCATTCATCTCATTTAAAGCAGGAAGAAATTTGTCAGCAGTATAAATTCTTTCATTACGATTTTTAACACCGAATTCCGTGAATGTACCACCAAGTATATAATCTTTCTTACCATTGACACTTTCTCTTATAAGAGCATTTGTCGAATTTTCTACAATTAAAACTGGTTTCATTTAAATAGTTATTTTTTAAAATATAGAGTATATATTCACTTCAAAAAACCGTTAAAAATAAAGAGTGGATTTTTTACAGAACTTCTACAACAATTGACTTTGTTATACTAAGCAGGTTCAAAGTAATGTATTTATCGAAATAATGAATATGATTTCCTAAGTGAATGGATTTTTTACAGAGGGGCAGTGATTAACTTAATAAATAATAGAAATTTTTGCAAATTCGAGGATTTATGATACTAACAAGAGTAATAGATATTAAAATAAATGAATCAAACTTTCAATACTATGAAGATTTGGGATATGATGTAACTATTGGGGAAAATATACAAATACCCATAGAGTTAATGTCAAAAGGATCACATTATAAAATAACTTGTAAATGTGATGGATGTGGTATAGAAAAGGATGTAATCTTTAAAAACTATATTAAATATGATAATAAGTGGGGTGAATATTATTGTAGAAAATGTTCCGAAGTAAAAAGAAAGAAAACACTAAGAGAAAACTTCGGAGTTGACTACCCAATACAAAATAAAAAGGTTCTTACTAAGATGAAAAAAACTCTAGTTGAGAAGTATGGTGTAGATAATATCTCAAAGAGAGATAAACAAAATTAAATTCACTAATAGAATAAACATATGATAGAATTAAAAGAGGGAGATGTATTTGTAGGACAAATAGAATTTTCGACAAACGGAAACGCATCTCTAAAAATAGAAGAGAAAGAAGTATTCATTTATAAAAAGAATACACTTAACTCATTACACTTAGATAAAGTGAAAATTGAAATATTCAAAGCTGAGAAAAAGCTAGAAGGAAAAGTTACTGAAGTAGTTTCAAGATATAAGACAGAATTTGTTGGAAAAGTACAAATAGGTAAAAAATCAACATTTGTAATACCAGATAGTAATAGAATTCCAGTTGATTTCTATATCAAAGGTGGATTAGTAGCTGAAGATAATCAAAAGGTTATTGTTGAGTTAGTAAAGTGGACTGATAGTAAATCACCACAAGGTAAAATAGTTAAAATATTAGGAGATTCTGGTGATAACAACGCTGAGATGAACTCAATTATGTATGAATATAATCTACCTGTTGATTTCCCACAAGATGTTATAAATGAGGCTGAATTAGTACCAGAGATTATAACTGAAAAAGAAATTAAATCTCGAAGAGATATGAGAGGTATAACAACCTTAACTATTGACCCAGTTGATGCTAAAGACTTTGATGATGCTTTATCAGTTAATATAATAAGTGATAATAAAATTGAAGTAGGAGTACACATCGCAGATGTTGCTCATTATGTAAAACCTGAAACTAAATTAGATGAAGAAGCTTTCAAAAGAGCTACCTCTGTTTATTTAGTGGATAGATGTGTTCCAATGTTACCAGAAAGATTAAGTAATGGGATATGTTCTCTAAAACCTCACGAAGATAGACTAGCATTCTCTGTTATATTCACATTAGACTATGATGGTAATATATTAGATACTTGGCAAGGAAAAACAATAATACACTCTGATAGAAGATACTCATACGAAGAAGCTCAAGAGATAATTGAAGGTGTTGATGGTGATTATAATAAAGAGATAAGAATTTTAGATTCTATTGCTAGAAAAATCAGAAAGAAAAGAATTAAAGATGGTTCTATTGAAATGGGAGGCATTGAAGTTAAATTCAAATTAGCACCAGATAACAAGAAACCAATTGGTGTTTATTTCAAAGAACAAAAAGAAGCTAATAAATTAATTGAAGAATTTATGTTATTAGCTAATAAATCTGTTGCTAAGACACTTTCAACAGCTGGATGGGCAAATGTATATAGAGTTCACGATACACCTAATATCGATAAGTTAAATGAATTGGTTGGAATTTGCAACACATTTAAATACGAATTAGATGTAGATGTAGAGTCGAATGACTTGAAGAAGTCACTTAACAATTTACTAGTTCAGATTAAAGGAACACCTGAAGAGAATATGATAGAAACATTAGTTACTAGATGTATGTCTAAGGCTACTTATACAATCAAGAACATAGGACACTATGGTTTAGGATTTACACACTATTCACACTTTACAAGTCCAATTAGAAGATATCCTGATTTAATCACACATAGAATTTTATTTGATTTCTTAAATAAAGGAAAACAGGGAAACCCTGGTAAAGTTGAAGACCAAGCTAAATGGTGTTCATCCCGTGAATTGATTGCTGCTAAAGCTCAAAGAGATTCTATTAAATATAAACAAGCTGAATATCTTTTAGATAAAATCGGAAAAGTATTTGATGGAATCGTATCAGGAGTAAGTGATTGGGGTATGTATGTTGAATTAACCGAAAGTAAATGTGAAGGAATGGTTAGATATCAAACATTAGAAGGTAAATGGTCAGTTGATACAAATAACTATACTATAACTAATGAATTAGGTGATAAAATCAGATTAGGAGATCCTGTTAAAGTTGTAGTTAAATCAGTAGACTTAGAAAGAAAACAAATAGATTTCACAATATTTTAAATGGATGGTTGGAGTGTAACAAAGTCTTTTAATATTAAATTAGATAATAATAATTTAGAACAATACGAGAAACTATTATCTAATTTTAGTAATTGGAAAGAATATAAAAGAGATATTAAACTAAATTCAATTTTAGAAGATAAAAAGATTGAATTTACTTTAGATATATCCGCACATTCTCTTGGTGTTATGTATGTAAATGTTGTAACAGATGATAATTATGACTATGATGTTCTTAAAAAATCATCATCTGCTATAAAGTTTATGAAATTTATACTCAAAGGTAATAATGTTTTAGAATTAGAAATAACAATTAAAACAATGACTACTGAATGGGGTAAGATTATCAGAAACTTAATTGAATCAGGAGTTGAACTAGAACTCAGACAAAACATAGTAGATAATCAAGTCAAATCTTTCTACTTTACATATCCAAAAATGACAGCATGATGAAATTTATCAACATATTAACAGAAGCCAATCAGGACTATTTAAATGAAATCATAGATAAAATGTCTATTTCTGAGATTGAATATATCGAATCTTTATATTCCAAATTTAGTGCAATTGAATACATAGATGATAATGATAATGAATGTATGTTTGCTATATTAGATGATAACCTATTAGTAGACATATCAAATCTATATAAAAAATATGGAATAAAATTCAAAGTGGTGGATTTATCAACTGATATATTTTTCGACAACCACTTTGATGTTCTTTTTGAAAATAATATTGGACAAGATATGTCTAATATCATACTTAAATTAATATTAAGTTTCAAAGAAGATTTTACTACAAAGGATATTGTTCTTGATAAAATATTAAGTAAAGGAATATCCAGTCTTACAAAATTTGATAAAGAGATTCTAGATAACTAGAATTCGAATTCCCCACCACCTTCAGCAGGAGGAGTTTCTCCACCCTCAGCCGGAGCTTCTGGAGCGGCTTGAGCACCTTGAGCAGGAGCTTCACCTTCAGCAGGAGGCGTCTCACCACCTTCAGCAGGAGCTTCACCACCTTCAGCAGGAGCACCACCGGCAGCGGCGGCAGCGGCGGCGACAGACGCAGCATCTTTAGCCCAGTATCTTTGATTTTCAGCAATTTCCTCTTGAGTAAGTTTAAATACATTGTCTATTAAGTAATCAACGTGGAAGTAAGGTTTCTCACCATTCATAATTCCAACTAATGTTCCAAATATCTCAGCTTTCTTAGCTAAGTTTCCTAATTTCTTCCACTCTTCAAATACTTGATTTGAGTTAAAAGTAATATCCATTTGATTCATGATAACTTCATCATCTTTCAACTCAGGGAACTCAATTAACATTTGTAATTTAAGAGGTTTAACAATTAATTCTTTAAAGTTAGCTCTTAATCTATTAACAAAGTTATAAAACTTAATCTCATCTCTTGTCATCTCAGAAGCATCTGAGAAAAGGTTACCACCACCATTTTCTTTATCGAATCTTTGGAAAGGAATTTTAGAAGCTCTTTTCAAAGCATTATAGAACCAAGTTAACATATCAGACTCATTCAAGTTATGTCCTTCTGGTGAAACTAATTCCATAGCTGGTGTACCAGCATCTCCTTCAGGAAACCAAATTTGTTTATTATAAGGTAAGTGTTTAGCCCCATTGATACTTAAAGTACCTAATGTATCATCCCATTCTACTTCTTCAGAATAGTCATTAATTAATTGACCAATTTGTTCTTCAGCTCTTTGTCTTGATAAACCTTTAATTGGAATAGTAAATTTTTGATAAACGGTAGCATTAATAATGTTAAACATAACTCTTGTTTGTTCAAGAATCTTTAACTGATTATATGGTTTAATTAAACCTTCAACATAAGAAGTTTCTGAATAATCATTTTGAGTAGAGTAAGAAATATAAACTATTTGAGAATCTAAGAATATTCTTCTTAATTGAGGATCCTCTGGAAACTGAATCCATAAGTGACCTATTGTTGGTTCATAAGCTGGAACTAAAGTTTCTGGTCTTAATCTATTAAATCCAATGATATTTTTCTTTTTATCATCATAAATAATTTCAAGTGCTAAATAACCATCAACTAAAAAGTCTTTCATCATATTCCAAGCCGTGATACTATCACCGAATCCAAACTTATTATAAATTTTTTCAAAATACTCTTGATATTTATCTTTTACTTCTTGTGGATACTCATTAGATAATGTTTTTGGAGAACAAAAGTCTCTATCATCATTGTAAACGATACTCTCATCAGCTATCGAACTAACAAAGTCTCTAATCTCATCTTTAATAGAATACTCTCTTAGGATTCTTCTTTTATCACCATATGCTTTATCTAAGTAAGGAATAGATTTTCTATTTAATACCGAAGCAACGGCTCTTTGAGAAAAGAAATCATACATTGAGTTACCTCTAGCAGCGTATGGATCTTCGTTGATACCAATACCTACTTGATTTCTAACAATCATATCATCATAATTCATACCATATGATGATAAACTTCTTAAAATTCTATTAAAAAGTCCTTTGTTTTCAACTGCACTATTTGTGTAAGCGAAATTCGAATTTGATGTATCTTGATTAGATTGATTATAAGAAGCCATTTATTGTTTTAATAAAATTTATATTATATATTAAAATCAAAGAGTCCCTCCAAACAATTGATAATGTTGAATTATACATAGAAAGTTCTAAAAACAACCTTCAAATCTGTTGAAGTTAGCTTACTTTCAACGAAAAATGATTGAAAATCGTCTTGATTTTTAGAAATTGCATCTACTAATTTTTGAAATTTCATAGCTGATCTTTTCTCTAAAAATTTATTACCTTCACTCCAAGTAATATCACCTGTTTTAGGATCGATAACAGAGTCTATTCTATGTGTATTATTACCAGAGTTGAATATGGATCTAAGTAAAAAAGACTCACCTGATCTAAATAAACTCATCTCTTGGAACTTAGCCTCAGGAAAAGGTCTAACACCACCAACTAAAATACCAAAAATCATCTCGTCAACTTCTCTTCTAGACATATTAACAGCGTGTGTTCTTAATTCTTTAGCTCTATCGATTTGCCCAAAATCTTCTAATTTATCAGCAGCACTGATATATGTTGAGTAATCCAATTCTTCAAATTTTCTGATGTGTTTCATAGTATTTTGTATATTTTATATGATTATATATTAATTATTTATTACCATATTTTTTTTGATTGCTTTGAATTCTTTGTATATGTTTTTTCAATACAACATATTTATCGGAAATTTCTCCTCGAACATCATAGAAGTCATCCATAGATGAGTTCATTATTTCTTGATGTCTCTTATCCTTATCCTTTAACTTAACTTGCCATATATCAAATAACTTACCTGGATCATATTTATTTTTAGGGTGTCCAGATATTAAAAATCTAGGAACTAAACTCATATCAATTCTATGAACTAATTTAACCAATCTAACATCATATTCAACGATAGAATATTCAAATCCAAACTTTATAAGTTCAGCATACATACCCTCATAATTAACTTTTAATGGTCTATTTTGGTCTAAATCCTCTTCTGTAATAAATTTATCAAATAAAAAAGCTCTTACTTCAAGTGGTATAAAATTTAAATTAACACCAAATACTATTATCTGTTTTCCTATTTTTTTATAGTTTGTAACAAAAATAGGAGACCACTTCATCCAATTAGAACTATCAAGGTAATGTAAGTGAAAAAACATACCAGGCATTAAATCCTTAACATCAATAGCAAAAACATCTTTATCAGATTTTTGATACTTATTATAAAAATATAAAGAGTTATTTTTAAAATTATCTGCTATACCATCTCCGTCAACTAACATTCTAAGACCTATTCTATCAACCAATTCCCCCATGAGTTTAATTTTCTTTTATATATAAAGAAAACTATTATAGATATGTTAAATTCAAAACCAAATAACTCTAATTATAATCAAGGAAATTATATACCTAAGAATAAAGACAAGGTAATTAAGTTAAATACACAAGGTGGTGTTTATTTTAGAAGTTCTTGGGAAAAGAAAATTATGTATTGGTTAGACATGAAATCAGAAATTATAAAATGGGGAGCAGAATGTTTACAAATACCATATCAAATGACACACTTTGATAATGGTGACACAAAAGTCAAAAGTCATATATATCACGTTGACTTTTATTATGAAATGAGAATCAATGGAGAACTAAAACAAATAGTAGCCGAAGTTAAACCAATGAAAGAGTATAAAATGGTTCAAGCTCTAAACGAAGGAAGATTAGAAGTACCTGATAAAGGAACTAAGAAACTAAAAAACTTTGAGTACGACTTAAAAATGGCTTATAAAAATAAACAAAAGTGGGAAACCGTGATTGAATGGTGTAATAAAAAGGGATATACCTTCATTATAATAACTGAAGATCATCTTAAGAAGTTTAATGTATAAGACTATAAATAAATATCATCAATATAAAGATGATAGAAATACTAGGTAGTATATTATCCCAAACTGCATATAACCTTTTACTTAAATGATAAAATGGAAATTTAAGAAGATATAGAGAAAGTAAAGTAATAAATAATACTTTTTGAGATGACCATAATCCTATAATCATCCAAACAAAAAATAGAAATTCTGTGAAGTAATAAACTAAGTCTATTTTTTTAATAGCCATTAAATCTTTATTTCTAAAGTTTAAGTCCAATCTTTGTTTGTTAAAAACAAGAAATATCTTAGTCCATATAAAAACTAAAATAAAATAATAAAAAAAAGTAATCATATCATTTCTGTGTTATATATTATATCTTCAAATTTTATAAGATTTTGAAATTCAACCTCAGATATTTTAACAGAATTTGAAGTGGATAATAAATTATAAATACTATCAGTTAGAAAAACTTCAATTCCTTCACCAACAATACTATCATATTCATTGGGTATATCACCAGATTCTCTATTAGAATAAATATTTGAAACAAATTTTATTCTTTCATCTTCATTAATATGAATTGAGCATCCATTACTAAACACACCATCATTTTGATTTGACTCTTCCCAAAGTTGTAAAATAACCTTATTCATTTTTTTAATAATTTATAGTCATTTTATAAAACAATTGTGAGAAAGTTTCATAAAATAAAAAAAACTTTAAAATGAGCGTAAAATTAGAATACATTTGGTTAGATGGTTCGGAACCACAACAATTAAGAAGTAAAACTAAAATTGTCGAAAAATCAGACACACTTTTGGCAAAAGATTACTCTATGTGGTCTTTCGATGGAAGTTCAACACTACAAGCAGAATCAGGAAGAGGTAAAAATACAGATTGTCTTTTAAAACCAGTGTTTATAACAAAAGATCCATTCAGAGGATATCCACACAGATTAGTATTTTGTGAAGTATTAAATCCTGACGGAACTCCACATATAACTAATCACAGATATAAGTTAGAAGAAAAAATGAATCAGTTAGGATTACTTGAAACGATTGATAAAAACGAACAACCTTGGTTTGGTTGGGAACAAGAATACACACTAACACATAAGACAGGAAATCCTTTTGTTGAAGGTGAAGGTTTGCCATTAGGATTTACAAAAGATATTTTACACCCAGGAATAGGAACCTCATTAAATCCAAGACCACAAGGTGATTATTATTGTGGTATTGGAGCTGATACGGTTATTGGTCGTAATATAGTTGAAGAACATATGGATATGTGTATAGAAGTAGGTTTAGATATATCAGGAATAAACGCTGAAGTATTACTTGGTCAATGGGAATATCAAATTGGTCCAGTTACATCATTAAATGGATCGGACCAATTATGGGTTTCTAGATATTTACTACAAAGAGTTGCTGAAAAATATGATACTAATGTTTCACTTCATCCAAAACCATTAAAAGGGGACTGGAACGGAACTGGATGTCATGTGAACTTTTCTACTAAGGAAATGAGAGAAGAAGGTGGATTGGATATAATCAAAGAAACAATGCCTAAATTAGAGAGATTTCAAAAAGAACACATTGAAATCTATGGTTTATTCAATGAAGAAAGATTAACAGGACAACACGAAACATCAAGTATTAATGATTTCAGCTATGGATTTTCTACAAGAGATACTTCTATCAGAATTCCAGCACAAGCTATAATTGAAAAGAAAGGTTACTTTGAAGATAGAAGACCAGCATCAAATTGTGACCCTTATTTAGTTTCAGAAAGAATGTTAGAAACGGTATATAGTGGTGTTGAAACAGAAGCTTAATATTAATAAAAATAAAAACCTCTCAATTGAGAGGTTTTTTTATTTTAAATAAGTTTTGAATTTTTTCTTTTCGTCTTTTCTGTCTTGAAGGAAATATAGTTATTGGTATATTAGCGGCACCAAATGCTGGTGTCATAACTATATCAAATGTTTTTAGATTGATATTAGAGTGAGTGGAGTCCCATGCCATCATTTGATCCCTCTATTGATAATAATTTAATTAAATTATCATTATCGCCTTTTTTCTTATATAACTCATTAAACCCCTTAGCTATTCCTCTTTTAAAGACTTCGGTGAAGTAAGCAAATGCGTTTACTGATTTATCCTCGTTGAAATTGTACCAGTTTTGGAACATATCAAGTAATCCGGATTGGTAACAATCTAATTTATCATCATTAGACCAGTATCTCATTTTTTTAATTGTTTTCTTTGCTAGTAGCTCTAACATTTTCTCAGCATTTCTTGTGAGTTTTCCTTGAGCTTTTGATATGATTACCTCAATATAAAGGTCTTTGTTGTTTAGATACATTCATATTCATTATTTTTTTAAGGTTCTTAACCTTTCATGATTTCATGTTATATACTTTTTTTATATAAAAGTTTTAAAATAAAAAAATCCTCAAATAAATTTGAGGATTTTTTAATATGTTTTGAAATTACGCTCTAACTCTTTCGTTATATTGTAACTCTTTTGTTGCGTTTAATTCAGTGTTTAAAACATCTCTTCTTTTTTCTAAATTTTTAAGAGCTGTTACTAAAACTGCTGATTCACCAATCATTTGGATAGAACCTTTAACTTTCTCAATGTTAAATTGAACATCTTCTAATTTAAGAGTGATTTCTCTTTCTTTATCTTCAAGTTTTCTTTTAACGATTAATTCTTTATCTAATCTATTTTCGTAGAAATATGTTAAATCATAGTTTAATTCATTTCTTACTTCATTTACCAACTCTAAAGCTGATTCATATTTGAAGAAAGAGTTACCATATCTCTCATCACATCTATATAAATATGTACTATTTTTATAATTGAATGCGAAGATTTCTAAATAAGGGTTAATTAAGTTATTAACTCTCTTAACAACATCTAATTCTACAAATTTATCTAAGTTTTTAGAAACCTCAAGTAAAACAGGATAGAAGTTTTTATTAACAATTGGAATAATTGGAGAATCAAATACACTTTCCAATGTAGTCTCTTCGTTCATCTCATCATCATTGATGAATAAACTACTTTTCTTACCAACCGAAAGACCGATAGTTAAATATTCCGAAATTCTGAAATTAACTCTATCTTCAGTAACTGAAGCATATTTCATAGCCGTTTCCAACATTCTTAGACTTTTTAATTCTTCTTCGTTTTTAACGTGATTTTCTAAAAGAGTTTTCTCAATTGTATTTTCACTTAAAAGGAACCAAGAATCATTAACAAGAGCAACGTGACCATCTTCAACTTGTTCAACAATTGTGAATGTAGATTCACCTTTACCACCACTTAAAAGATTATTTCTTTTTTCAGGTGATTTTGTCAAATTATGAACAAATAATTTAACTTCTGGTACCCAATCATAGATAGCTAATTCATTAAGAATTTTAGACATTCTATCTTGGTCAGTGTCTAAGTTAATTGTTTGAAGAAGAACGTTTAATGGTTGTCTATACAACTCTCCTTGATTTTTAGTATTAATCACATTATATAAATTTTTCAACTCATATAATAACTCATAATTCTTCACATCATCATTAAGATTTTCTAACAAAGATTTAACACTTTTATCGTATGTGTATGGTTTAAGCCTCTCATTAAGAGAGATAATGATTTGTTTTTCAGATAACTCATTACAAGCATTCATATGTCCCTCAACTATCCCAGATACTTCCTCCTGTTCAAGAGTTAAGTTCTTTTTGAAGTTAAACAATTCAAGTTTAAGATTCTTCATATTTTAAAATATTTTTTTTTATATAACATATATATTAAGGCTTAAAAGTCATTTTTTACCATTTTTGAAAATTTATTTTTAATTTCCATTATTAGCATTATTAGGGTCCTGAGCATTAGGATTTATATTTCCACCTGATGCTCTTTCTCTTGCCTTCAGTATATTATTAAACCATCTAGTTCTTTTTGGTCGAATATCATAAAAGTCAGTATTTGCAAAAGAACCTAAAGGATCACCTGGACTTGTAGAACCTTGTGTATTATAGAACGATCCAGTCACACCAATATTTCCATTTGGACCTTGATTACCACCAGCATTCTCACTACCACCAACGGTACCAAATGCGGGATTGATAGCTCCACCACCAGGACCACCAGATCCACCAGGACCGCCACCAACATATCCACTAGGATTTTGTTGATTTCCTGAACCAGGAGAACCAGGAAAAGCACCAGGAGCACCACCAAAAGAATTTGAACTACCATAACCCGGAGAACCAGGTTGTGCAAAACTATCAGAAATTCCACCAGCCAATGCAAATCCATTTGAATCAGCCATACCCGAACCTTGTGTTTGAGGATATCCAGTTGAATTAATTCTATCTCTTCTAAAAGCTGGATAATAAGTCTCAACAGTAAAAGAAACTTTTAATTTAATATTATTATCAGATGTTAAATTCTTCTCTCTAGCCATTTCTATTGAATTACTATCAGGCATCAATATAACAGCATCTATATTCATAAAGTTATGTTCAAAATACATAAATTTATATAACCAAAGTGTGTCTAATATTGCTTGACTACATTTAAAGGTATCTATCTCAGAACTAAGTAATATTTCTAAATCATAATTTACCGTAACCGGAACTGCTCTAACTTTAGCTAAAACTTTTCTAATCTCAACCTCGTTCTCAACAACCATTCTTAACCAAACATTAGGGTTGGCGAATTCATCAGATTTAATATTAAATCCAGTCATAGTTAGGTGCCCTCTTGGTATTAAATCAGTGTTTAATTCAACAAATCTGTTTTCAGAAACAATATCATCTTGAAAAGAATCTAGTAAAAATCTTTCATCTCCTGTAAGAGAGTAGTAAAAAGGAACCTGAACAAATTTATCACCTGAGGAAAATCTATTAATCCATTTTATCTGACCTTCAAGTGTATCTAAAACACAAACGGTAAGATCTCTAAAAAATATGTCTTCGAAATTAAATCTTTCTCCTATCATAGTCATATATATTAAATATAAACTTTCTCTTCATGAGATTATATACCTATTAATTAAGCGAATAAATATGTCTGTTAAATCATTACTATTATGGGAAAAGTGGCGTCCAAAAACTATGGAGGATGTCATTCTTTTACCTAGAATCAGGAAACACTTTGAAAATGGTGTCAATCAAAACTTTATATTCTATGGTCACTTTGGAACTGGAAAAACAAGTTTGGCTAGAATTCTTATTGGAAAATATACAAAAGATAAACCATTTTTAGAACTTAACTCTTCTTTATACACATCTATTGATGTTTTAAGAAGTGAGATTGAAGATTTCTGTAAGTTCACTCCAATGATGGAGACTGATTCCGATATTAAATATATTTTCTTAGATGAGTTTGAAAGAGTGTCGGCTCAATTCCAAGACGCATTCAAAGCATTTATTGAAAAATATAATAAGAATGTTAGATTTATCATTACAACGAATCACTTAAATAAGATTTCAGATGGTATTAAATCAAGAATACCCCAAATAAATTTTGATTGTCAAAATCTTGAAGAAGAGAAATATCTTAAACAAGAAGTTTACAGAAGAATCAACAATGTAATTCTACCTAAAGAAGGTAAAGAAATTCCTAAAGAAGATTTAGTTTCTATTATTACTAAAAAGTTTCCTGACTTCAGATCTATAATGGTCGAGGTTCAAAACTATTTAGAAACTGGTAGTTTAGGTGAAAATTCATCCAATGTGTCTAATAAGGTAAAATTAGATTTATACTCTTGTATATATGATAAGTCAATGGATTATGAAAAGATATATCACTTCTTAATGTCTAACTTTGGACCTGAAAAAATTGATGTAATGATTAAACTATTAGGTAAACCATTTATTGATTGGTCTATATCCGAAAGTAAGAATATAGATAAATTATTTGATTGTAATTTTATTATAGCTGATTATTCATCTAAGTTAGAAACTAATACAGATCCAATAATATTGGGTCTGACTATAATTGGAAAGTTTAGAGACATTTTAAATTAAATAAGGGTATAATATATTTAATATATATGTTATGCCAGCTGATTTTACAGATTTCTACATATTATACCCAGGTCATCCAAGATTCACTGATTCAAAAATCATCGAAGATGATATTATAAGTGTCATTATACAAAAATGGCAGATGATATTATTTACTAATAAAGGTGATGTTTTTGGATTACCAAATTTTGGAGGAAATTTAGTAGAATTACTACATGAAACAAGACTATCAGCTGATGTAATACAAGGAGATCTTACACAACAAATATTATCCTATATACCAGAAATATCTGGATTACCATACACATTAAAAGTAAACATATATGAGGATCCTGAAAGATATCAGGAATGGATGGAAATAGCCTTCACTATATCAGAATATGAAGTTTATGTAAGTGTTATCTAAAATTGACTGGATTTTTTTATATATAGTATTATGAAAAAACTAGTTTATCTAAAGAAATTTAATGAAGCATCTGAAGAAGAATGTGACTTTGAAACATTTAAGGAAATAATGATGGATTTATCTGATTATTTTCAATGTGAATTTCATGATTATACCAAAAATCTTGATAATGGCTTTCTAGAAAATGATTATTTTTATGATTGTGAATTAACTATACCTCAGATAACCAATGATGATGTAGATGAAGAAGGAACATATCTAACAGCTAGATACCTAAATGATATATTACCACCAACAGATGACCCACAAGATGTCACTGAATTCTATACAGAATTACAAGACTCTGTTGACAATCAAATTGAAAATCTTCAAAAATTAAAGAATAACTTAGATGTTATTATGAGTAATAATAACAAAATTAAAAATATATTCAAAATTTTAGAAGAAGAAATAGTTCCAAGATTTGAACACTTTTCAAACTTTGAATTATGTTCAGTTGGATTTGACGGAGATGTAATTAGAATTTCTTTTGATATGCCCGAACCCGAAGAGGATTAAATAGGACAACTACTAGCAGTATAAATATACTTATAATCTCTTTTAATTTTAACCCCAAGACTTTCAGCGGTTGTAACTACATCTTCTAAACATTCAGAATCAGCACCACCAACAATTGTAACTTCTCTACCTTTTAACGATTTAAGTAGTTCATATAATTTCTTAGGAACGTGAAACCAGACATGATTATTATTTATAAAAGTAATAATAGTTCCTTCTTTAGTATTGAAGATATCACCTTTTTTCAAAGTTTTCTCTTCTTCCATTTTACTAACTTTGTTATAAACTTCTTTATCTAAAATCTTTTTATAAAAATCAGCATCTACATCATAGTTATATCTTTTTTCTATAAGGTCTTTCTGATTAGGGAAATGATAAAGGTCTTTATGAACTGGAATATCAGGTTTATCATCATATAAATAATCTTTATCCACATTTTTACCATCGACATGATTATCCCACAATTGATAAACATTTTGAAAGTTTTTACAATACTTTTTCAATTCATTTAAGTACATCTCAGAAAAGAACTTTTTAAATGACTTCTGAACATCAACAATAATCAATGTATCATCGTTATAACTCTCAAATGTTTTAATGAATTTCATATACTATATATTAAATAAAAAACCCATCAATTTCTTGATGGGTTTTAATTCTTTGAATATTTATAGATTAAAGAGGTAATTCTTCTTCACCTTCTTCAGTTTCTTCTTCCTCTTCTTCCTCTTCTTCACCTTGAGCTGGTTGAGCTTGTGCTTGTCCTTGAACTGGTTGTGCTTGACCTTGTGCTTGTGCTTGACCTTGTGCTTGACCTTGTGCTTGACCTTGTGCTTGACCTTGACCTTGACCTTGTGCTGGTTCTTCAAATTCACCTTGAGTTTGTCCTTGAGCTGGTTGAGCTTGTCCTTGAGCTGGTTGAGCTTGTGCTTGACCTTCTGGTTGAGCCTGTGGCTGAGCCTGTGGTTGAGCCTGTGGCTGAGCTTGTGGTTGAGCTTGTGGTTGAGTTTGAGCCTCACCTTCAGTTTGTACTTGTGGTTGTGCTTGACCTTGAGTTTGTCCTTGTGCTTGACCACCCATTAATGCTCCACCTGGAATTTTTTCAACATCTAAGTTGTTCATATTGATATACTTAACGATTTCTTCAGCGATGTCAACATCACCAAAAAATTGACGAAGGTTTTTACCAGTAGTATCTTTTACTTTCTTCACATAAGCATTAATTAATGACTGAGGAATATCAATCATAGTCTTAACTTTATAAATATCGTTTACTTGAAAAACAGACTCTTTAATAATTTCTTCTCTGTTCTTTTTAATACGATAGGTTTCAAATGTTCTAATATGCTTCATTTTATTTGAATATTTTTTATAGATTATATATTAAGTCTAAAAACTCATTTTTTATCATTTAATGAATAAGTAAAGATAATACTAAGCCTATTATAGCCACTCCACCGATACCACCACCAATAATCATTTTTACTTTTTGTTTGTGAATTTTATCTAAGTGTAATTTTATTTCTTTATCCTTATTCTCTATTTCTTTAATATATGTAAGTTCTTTATTCTTATAATCAATAATTTGACTTTGTAGGTTTGATATTTCCTTGTCTTTAACTACTATTAAAGACTTTTGATTATTTAATTGAACCTCTTGACTAGCAATCACCATATCTTTTTCATTAATAACTTTAATACAAGCGGAATCAACTGATCCTATTTGAACATTAAGTTTTTCAAAAAGTGGAATTAAATCTGTTTTATTATCAAGTGCTTGTGCTTGTTCAATTGTCATCACAATAACTTTTTGACCCAATGAGTCAGTCTCAAATCTCGGATATTCTATTACTTGAGCCGAAACACTCATTGTTAAAAATAAAAAAGATACACAAATAATATATTTAATTAAATTTTTCATTTTATTGTTTTAATTTTTAGAGAATTAATTAAATCCTGATCAGTTCTATTAGGAGGATTATTTTTTAATTCTTGAATTTTCTTTCTTGTTTCTTCCATCTCCTTTAATAACTTATTAAGTTGTTCTTTAGAAGCATTAGCTTTAGTTTTAAATTTCTGTATTTCTAATTCTTGATCAGAAATTTTAATTTTTAATAGAGAATCTTGTTTTCTCAACTCATTAAAACTAATATTAAGAGAGTTTAAGTGTAATTGAATCGAATCTCTCTTTTCATGAAGTTCTTTGTTCTCTTGTTTTAATTTTTTTAAGTCATCTTTATAGTTATCACTTCCTCTGAAATACCACATATAGAAAAATATAAGTGAGAATCCAAGTAATACCAAAATCAGTATAGATTTAATATCCAGTTTCATAAAAACTTTTTAATTTTAATGATATATATAAAATAATAAATGTTTCGTGATAAATTATTATCTTTTTAATATTTTCACTATATTTGCATTCGATAAAATTTATAAATAGTAAATGAAGTATAAAAGATTAATATCATTCGATTTTGATGACACCTTATGTCACACGCCAAAACCCGAAGAAGGTGAAAAAATTTGGAAAGAAAAAACCGGAACAGATTGGCCATACAATGGTTGGTGGGGTAGACCAGAAAGTATTGATCCAGAAATATTTTATGTACCATTAAATCAATGGGTATATGCTAAGTATTTAGAAGCAGTGGCTGATCCAGATAACTATGTTATTTTAGCAACTGGTCGTCTTAAAAAGAAGGAAGGAATGCTTGCTAATGTTATGAGTATTCTAAATCAACACAATTTATCATTTGATGAAATCCACTTAAACTGGGGAGGTGACACATATAACTTTAAAACTAAACTATTTGAAGAAAAAATAGAAGAACTTGGTGTTAAAGAGTTTGTTATGTATGATGATAGACACGAACACTTAGTTAAATTTGAAGAATGGGCATCTGAACATCATGTTGATGTAACAATAGTAGACGTTATTAAAAAAGAAGAGACTAAATATAAAAATATATAATTTATGGCAACAATTACAAAGAAGAAAACAAAATCGAAAGTACAAGAAATTTTAGCAAAACCTTATAAGCTAATTCTTCACAATGATGATCACAATACATTTGATTGGGTTATTACTTGTTTAATGAAAGTTTGTAACCACGAGTTAGAACAAGCTAATCAATGTGCTCATATAATTCACTATAGAGGAAAGTGTGATGTTAAATACGGAGATTTAGAAACAATCTCAACAATGAAAGATAAACTAAGAGGTGCTGGTCTTTCAGCAACTATGGAGTCTAATGATTAACTATTAAACCAGTTTTTCCCCTGACTACCTTTATATCTATTCATTTGTTGCTTTCTTATTTTCAGGACTTGTCCATAATCAACTCCGTCAACATAGTCCATATTTTTAAGACTTTCTTGAACATAGTTTGTAAATTCTTTATCAACAAATTTACTAGACCAATCCTCTACCATTTCAGAAAATTCATGTCTACTAAATATAGTAGTAGCATTAACTATAGTCATAACACTATCATCATTCCCAACATCAGCCGCATATCTAGTATTACCGGCTGTTGTTGTGTGCTTGACAAAAGTTGTTATTTCTCTGATATTATCTTCATTGTTTATAACAAATGATTTACTTTGCATTAGGTCTTGATAATCTTTAACCATAAGATTTTTATTCTCACCTACCTTTAAACCCATTTTTTCTTCAGTTGCGTCAGCTCTATGTTTATATCTAACAAAAACCGAAGAACCATAGTTATTATTACCATCAAAAACATGTGGTAACTCAGCAAATAAAGTATTACCATAGTTATTTAACTCAACTACTACTTTAATATTTTCTGGATTTAAGTATTCAAAGACGATCATATAAAGTAACTCAGCTAATTGTTTAACTGAAATAAAATTATTTCTGAAAATACCAATTTGTTCTAGTCTAAAGAAATCAACAATAGATTTATAAGACGCTTTTTGAGATTCTATGAGATCTTTCGGTTTCTCAGAAACTCTAAAAATGTTTATTATAGAGTAATCTTGACCTAAACCTTCAGATATATCAACTGAAATGACTATTTTATAATCTTTTCTTTTAAGTGGTATGAATATATCATCATCATCAACCCACTTTAAGTCGTTATAACTAAATTTAAGTTTTCTATCAAACTCTTGTATTTCTTCAAATACATAGTTCTTTTTATTTCTCAACAAATCATCAATAATAGCCTCATTAAGTAATGATTTAGAAGCATTAATAAATCTTAGTCCATATTCTTGATTGAAGGCATCTTCACCACCGATATCCTTTATAGCCTCTTCTTTCCAAGTTGTCATTTCAGATATAGCTAAAATAGGAACTTCAAATCCATTCTTATCAATAAAAGTTGTTTTCTTAACTTCTTCATCTGTACATTTATCATTATTATAAACATAGATAACATCTTTCATATTATCAGTGATATACTTCATCTCAAGTTTTGTATGTTGAGACCATCTATCCTGCACTACTTGAAATATCTCTTCTTTAGTAACACCATACTCATACATTTTATGAGCGTTTAATCTAATATAAGTTATAAATCGACCCGGAACTTGATACCAATAAACCCTCATCGCTTTATAGTTATTCTTTAGTGGATCTCCATCTGGTCGTTCAGCATCAATTAGTAATCTATGGAATAAATTCATACCATTTGGAGTTGATGTAATAATAATCTTTGAATTTTGAACGGCTGATACGGTTGGGAAAGCAGCAGTATAGTAAGGTTCAATAATATTTGAAGGAATATGAGCAAACTCATCTAAGTAAAGTACGTCAATCGTAAAACCAATAGCCGGAGTCTTTGTTCTAGCAGATGTTTTAATTCTACATCCATTTTCAAATGTTAATGACTTCTGATTCCAAGTTTTAATACCGGGTTTTAAGAAGAAAGGTAATAAAGAGTAGATAGATTTAATCTTATCAACAATTTCAACAGCGGTATCACCTTTGTTGGCAACAATCATTATGTTCTTATCATTATTAAATAGAATAGTATGTAACATAAAAATAGAAGATGAGATAGTCTTACCTACCTGACGAGATGCCATTAAAATACTAAATCTATTATTAACAAAGTTGTCAAGCATTTCTTTCTGATAATCTCTTAGTAGAATATTATCAATAGATCCATCTTCTGTTTTAACCTTACAATATTTTTCGGTAAAGTAGTGAACATCTAAAGCACATCTAACATACTCCTGTTGTTCGTCAGGTGTCATCTTAAATGAGGCACCCGCTCTTCGAAGACCAACCTCACTTTTTAACCAAGGGTTTTGGTATCTTTTAACGACTACTCCATCGTTTATTTTATCTGTTGCTTCATCTACTAATTTAGTAGTGAAAATCATCTGTCTTTCTTGTTGTTTAGCTACTGCCATAATTTTAGGAACAATATCTTTTTAATATATATTGTAAAAAACCACCTTCTATGTCAAAAGCAGAAAATGAAAGAAATAGAATAAAGGATGAATTTGATGAAATTCAGTCCGAAAGCGGAGAATTTGATATCAGCAAACACTTAGCAAGACCTGAAGATTTACCAGATTTAGGAGCAATTGAGATGTATGATTATGACTCAGATATGACCGTTGCTTCACAACAATCAATGGAAGTATTAGAATCACTTGTAGATTTATATCTAAGTGACGTACCACAATTAAAAGAACACCCATATATAAAAAATAAGCTGAGAGATGATGCTTTAGTTTATGCTGAAACAATCTTCTTATCAAAAATGACTAGAAAGAACTTCTTATCACAATTGAGACAAGTAGATAATGGTGACAATTCAGCAAGAATGCACGAGGTTGTCAACCAAACAATTGGCCAAATTAGAGAAAACTCTAAATTCTCATCTACTCAAAGAACTGAATTGGAGAAATTTTATAAAGGACTAAGAAAAGATTTAGGTTTGAACGAAATCGAAAGTCCAGATGTTCAAAAAGCAATTGATGACTTCTCAGGAGAAATGCCAGAGTCAGATACAGGTGCTATCATGGATAACAGAAAGTTGAATGATTTGATTAAAAATGCGATGATAGGGAAAGATAAAGATTCTAAGTAAATTATCTATACTTAAAACTTTCAAAAGCCTTAATCAAGTTACTAAATTCAATTTTTACCTTTGTTGTAACGAATCGGTTAACTCTATTACCAGTAACAAGGTTAACAAAAAGTAATCTTTCTTCTTGTTTTAATTCACTTTTAATTCTATCCTTTAAATTAGAATCGGTATTAGAAAGTAAAACGGTTAAGAGTTTATTTGAATCGATTGCTAATTTTATAGCATTTTCTTCATCATCATAAAAATACAATTCAGTATATTTCTGTAACTCTTCTTCAGTGAATTTATCACCTTCTGTTTTCAATCCTATAATGTGTTGTAGTAATAGTCTAGCTTTTTTATAAGATATATCATCACTATTTCTATTATAGAATGTCTCAGAGATGAAATAATACTTTTTAATTTTTAATCCATTTTCTTTTAATTTCTCTTCTATTTTAGAAATCATTACTTCATAGTTTCTTTTATTATTTCTAGAACATATAAAGTAAATATCATCATCTGTATTTTTAAGATGTAGTATATTATCTAAATTTAGTGTATATTCTAAATTCTCCATTAACTCTTTATTCATAAATTCCTGCATAGAGAATATTAGATTAGAAAAATTAGCTTGATGATTTTTAGATTTAACTTTTATCTTATTCATAAAATCCGAAGAAACCCAATAGTCGGTTCCTCCAAACTTCATAGAGCTTTCTTGACCTTTATAAATACCTTTTTTTATTAAATTAAACTCGGATTGAGATATTTTTAATATAGGTATACTAGGCACAGCTTTATCCACAACCCAAACCATACTATTAGTATTTAATATAACATCGATGTCAAAAAAGTGAGCTTTCATTATTTAAAATTTGTTACTTTATATCTTACCTGATGAGGCATACCATCAAATCTACTTCCTTCATATTCTTTATCTTTCCATTCAATTCCACCACTAAGTTCAGAATCAAAGCTTTTACATTTATAACAATATAAAGGAGCCATCATTTCAATATCATCCATTGGTTCATTTTTTGTTATTTTAACATCTGGATTCACAGGTACCATATCTTCTTTTCTATAAACAAAAGTCGCTTTACACCAGGCATTTCGACAAATAGATTTTAATTGTTCCATGTAATTATATATTAAAAAAAAATCCCATCATTTAGATGGGATTTTAATTAACATATATATTTTTTATTTATTTTACCATATCTCTACTAATTGCAAAGTTGTATAAAATTGGTAGATTAAGATACTTTACAAATCCGTCTCTTACATCTGCTAGTTTTTTTGATTTTTTAATGATATTTATTATTAGAAATCCAAATTCTTCTTGAAATTCTAAATAACTATCACACCATGGTTTATTATAGTGGTTTAGTGTTCTCCACTCTGCATAACCACCTGTTAACCAAAATAAGGCCTTCTCAGGTGTTATATCTTCATAAATTATTTTATCTATCTCGGTATTCCAAATCGGGTCATTCCATTCTAATTTTCTCATAAGAATTGATACACCTTCTGCAATGTCAGAAGTTGACTCTTTTCCTATTTCAAAAAAATAATCACCTGATTCTTTTTTAACTCTGATTACATTTTGATTCAAAATTTCCTTAGCTCTTTCTTCTTCAAGAACAATTCTTTTTCTCTTCATAATAATTTGTTATTTTTTTATATCTTGAGTTAAATTAACACCACTATGCCATTTTCCCCCAAAATTACCACTCTCCCATATCCCGTTTTCCCAATTTCCATAAAAGTCACCATTTTTAAAAATACCATAGTGCCAGTCTCCAGTAAAGAAACTACCACCATTCCAAATAAGTGTACCTTTTTCTATCTCAATTTGAGCATTCTCGATTTCCGAGTCGATTAACCAATAAAAATTCTCACTTAAAAGAATATCATCGATTTCTACCTCTGTGGTATAAGTCTTATTACGATATTTTAGCTCTATGTATCTCATACAAAAAATTTAATTGTATAATATATATATTCAATTTTTGAACAGTTAAATAATTGACCTTGATTTTTTATCAAAAAATGGTGGTGCTTAAAAAAAATATATTTTAAAATAAAAAAACCGGAATTATTCCCGGTTTTTTAAGATTTGTATAAAAATAGGTATTTTTATTGACCATCAAGAAAACTTTTTTCGTTTTCAGTTATGGATGTGATACCATATTTAGCAATTTTATCAAGTATTGAATCTACATCCATTACAACTTCTTTTTTAGCCAATGTGATTGTTTCCATTTTTGACAAGAAATCCATGTATTCGTCAGAGTAAATCATTTTTGTGATCTTCTTAGTAGTAAAAGCCACTAATATACCAGAACTCAAGTCGATCCAGATTTTAACAGAGTCAGCTTTTTTATGTTTGTCTAAGAAATCATAATTAAGTTTGTATACAGAAGCAAGTTCTTGAAGTTTGCTTTGATTGTATTTTGTTAAGTCGATACAGATTATATTTTTCATAGTGGATTTATTATTTATACAAATATAACAATAATTTCAATTCAAATCAAATATTATGATATATATTTTTTATTATTTTCAATAAATATTATCAATGTCTCAAATATACGGACTTATTATGAATAATGAAAAATAGAGTTAAATCTTTTAATATATACTTTTGAAAAAAATACATATTTATATGAAGTATATTAGTGGAAGAGATGAATTTCTTAGAAAAAGTATCAATAAAGTAAATGAATTTAAATCTTTAGAAGAAAAATATCCATCTCTGAAAGAAGAATATAAATCATCTGATTTCGAGCTAATACTTGAAGATAGTGGTCCTTTTGCAAATGATATTCCTTGGGGTGACTCATTATTAGGTAGATTAATTAATAGTACAATCAGAAAAGCTAAAATACAAGCTAATTTAGTTAGAATGAAAGGCGTTGTTTCTCGTTTAAAAAGTACATTTGATGACTTACTATTAGAATCAAAAGTAAATGACTTAGATGAAAGTGATTTAGCTGAATGGGCTAAAATTAGAAACTTCATATATCTTTATAACTTAGAAAAGGCTGTAAAGAATATGCATGTTGAAAAGACTCCTTTACAAGAAATAAAAAACTTAACTAATATAGCTATTGAAAAAACAGAAGAAACTGCTGATATACCTAAGAAAAATGAGTTACTAAGACAATTAAATGAATGGAAGAAGTTTTTAGATTCAATTAAGGAAGAAGATAACGTAACCGAAGAGGATATGGATCCAGAGAAAAAAGCTGAAAGAATCTCAGGTGAAAAAGTTTATCTATCATATATTGCTAATTTTCAAAGTGCTCTTAGAATCGTTAATAAATTTATAGTAGCTAACAAAAAAAGATCAGACGCTGTTCTTCCACACTTAGCTGGAAATAAAGGGTTTAAAGACGGAAAATTAACAGATGCTGAAAAAGCAGAATTAGCTAAGAAAAAGGTACCAACAACAGGAGCTACAACAACTACAGTTGGGGCAACACAATCTGTTAATGCATCACATGAGTATGAATTTAATTGGGTTTACTCAATTAACGAGGCTACTCCACCAGTACCACCAGCTCCACCAAAGTCAGATAGTAAAGTTTATAACTTAATAAAATCACTACATGGTGTAGTTGCTCAAATAATGCCACCAAAAGAAAAGGGGTCTCAAATTGAAGGTATAAATGATTTTCTTAAAAAGGATATAAATGCACTTAAGAATGACCAATATAAAAACCCAATTAAAAAAGTATATCAAACAGTTGCCAAAATTACAAAAATTGGTGATATAGCTAGTTCTGAGAATGATATAAATGCTTTATTGGCTAGGCCTGAAGATTTGGGTAAAAGAATGGCTGAACTTTATATAGTATCAAAAACAAAAGAAGATGGTAAATTCGAAGGACTTGATAAAGAACTACAAGATGAGTTAGCTATCTTTAACACTACAATGAAAGGTGCTTTATATTATAATCTTCAGTTTGGAAAACAACAATCAACTGAAAAATCAAATAAACCCGAAGATAAAAAAGAAAGTATTATTAAAAAATACGATCTATTTATGAAAGTATTTGAAGCCGATGAAGCTCAAATAACAGAAGATAAACCTGAGGATAAAAAAGAGGATAAAAAAGAAGATAAATCAGGTGAGGTCGGAGATAGACCTAAATCAGGTTTTATAACAAAGATACAAGACTGGTGGGGCCAAAATATGGACTTAAAAGAGTGGATGATGGACAAAGCCGAGGTTGAAAAAATAAGAATAAACTTAGATAAAAAACTTGCTGAGAAAAAAGATTCTGTTACAATAAGTAGTATTGATCCTGTATTAGAAATATGTAAAATATTTAATAGATCTTATAGAATACACACAACACAAGTCATACCAACTGGAAGAAGTGGTGGTAAAGTATCTAACAAAACATACATGGAATATACTTGTTTTGGTTCAGGATCACCAGCAAATGCAGGTGAAGGAGGAGGACCATATAGAAATAATAAGTTATTTGATCAATGGTATGATGCTGTGATGGATATACTTAAAGAGAAAAAATATCAACCTATATTTAATGTTGGAACAAGAATGAAAGTTGGTGATGAATATATCGACAGAGCTGGATCTAACTTAGGTAAATTTATGAGAGATATGTTAGAAGGTGATGAGTTCTTTACTAAGAGTAAAGATGGTGGTGGTCCACAATCAAAATTCTTAGATAAATATTTTGGATATAAAGATCCAGCAAATATAGAAAAAGACATAGCATATGAAGGAACAGCTGAGATGGATGAAATTAGCACAGTTGCTGGAAGTATGCCAAAACCAATTGATATTAGGTTTGTAAAAACTCTGATACCATACACCGAAGCTAAGGAATTGGTAGGAACATTTTTTGCTATAAAAGACAAAACATCATCCGAATATACTTTCTTTTTCATACAAAGTATAGATGGTGACTTTGCTTATGTTTTATTTAGTAATGGATTTGGAAAATTCAAAAATTCAATATCTAGAGGAGCACCAAAAGGTAACTATAATTCAAAAGATGGTGACGTTAAACTTGGAAATAATGTAACAACAGAAACAAATTCAAATGGATTACCATGGTCAATATATGGTGCAAAGATAGCTATAAAAACATTGATAAATGTATCAGGTGGAATTGCAAATACCAATAAGAAAACATTAACTGGAATAGGATTATCAAAAGATGATGAATCTAAAATTGTAGTTGGTGGTGGAGAAGAAAAAGGAGGAGTTAGAGATGAGATAACACCAAGTGAGATAATAACTCTAATAAAATTAGAAGGTGAAGTACCATCAAATAATAGATATAAACTATCAAAAGCGGAAACTGATAAACTTAAAACACCTTTCTCTAAGTTACTAAGAGAAATACCAGAAATAAACTCAACAAGCTTTAAATAATGAGACACTTAAAAAAATTCAAACTATTTAATGAGGAAGTTGATTTTGAAACAAATATCACTGATGAGCCTGATTTAAAAATGTCTAAGGAAAAATTATCAACATTAAAGAAAAATCTTACTGATTATAAGACGAAGAAACCTTTACTAGATAAAGCTTACCTAACAGCTCTAACAGACATTGATTTAAAATCGGCTGTAGATGGAATTGTTGGTAAGACTGACACTTTACCAGAAAAAGATAGGAATCCTTTTTTAGTAGAATATTTACATGTAGCTAATCTTAAAAGAAAAGTAGATAAGTTTCAAAAAGATATAACTAAGGATAAAATATCAAAAGATGATTTTCAAGAAGAATTAAGTTTAGCAACTGAAACTAGTACAAAAGCTGCTGTTAGTAAAAAGTTAACCGATATAAATACAAGAATATCGACTAAAACTACTACTATATCATCATTAGTTAAAGATATTTCAGATGCTCAAAAGGCTCTTGATACAAAAATGTCTAATGTAGAAAAAGAAATGATGGATTATATTAAAAAAATATCCTCAGAAACTCAAAAATAGAAAAAATATCGTTTTTTAAGTTTTATATATACTACATAACATAAAAAAAATTATAAATAATATGGCAATTCAAATTGGAAAATACAAAAGACCAGGAATCTTCATAGAAGAATTTGACAATTCAATTATCAGTAGCCCAATAGTAGAGGGAATTACTAACATGGTAATTGGTGTGTCTAAAAAAGGACCAGTTAATACTCCTATTAGATTAACTACTACAGGTGATCTTGAATCTATCTTTGGTCAATTGGACAGAGGTTTAGAAAGAAAAGGTTCTTTTTTCCACAGAACAATAGCTAAGATGTTAGAGTCATCTCCTGTTTTCGCTATCAATCTTTTAACTACAGATGATACATTAGATTTAATTGAATATAAATCTTTATCAGCATCTTCAGGATATGTAAATGATATAGAAAGAGAAGGACCTTATAGAAGATTCTTTGATACTACTGGATTCTGGAAAAGAGACGCTGAGTCTTTCATGAATCTTACAAAAAGTAATGTTGGATATTCTGAAAGAGCATTCAGCTTAACAAACTTATCTGATAAGTATGTTACTGCATTTGTAGTAAAAAGTGCTAGAACTGGATTTGATAGAACATTAATCGAATGGTATGGTTCTATTGAAAAACTTCCAGCATATGTTAATGCTAATGACTTCGCATCTGACTATTTAGTTGATGTTATCGTTGTTAGTGGTGACTGGTCAAATTATCAAGAATTGGCAATTGATACAAGATGGAGTGCTTACTTTAACGCATCTGGTTTAGTTAAAACTCAATTAAGATCTTTCGCTAATGATAGAAATGTTACATTGTTAGCATACTACGAAGGATTGTCATTGATTCCATATTTTAGAGATTCAAACGGAACAAACATATTTATTGAAACTACAATTAACAGAGATACTGATAGAACTGGATTATTCTGTTCATTCAATGCTGATTTAGTTGAAACAGACTATTACAATGGTTTATTAGACTTAGTTGGTAATACAATAGCTGGTGAGAATGAGACTGATATTGAATTCTTATCTTATAAAGAAACTATAGCTGAATCAATTGAGATTACAGCAGTTCCTCTTGATTTACCAGGTAACGTAACAGCTGTCTTAGGTGGTAGTTTTAGTTATGTTCAATTTCCACACGCATTTGACTCAAGTTTACCAGGAGATAGTCCTGTATCAAGTGGTGTTATAGATGCTAGTAACTTCGATAATAGAACTTCTTGGTTTGGTGAGAATTATGTTCATAATGTTGTTCAAGACTCAACAGTTTCAGCAGCATCTGCATCAATATCTATATCATATAATGTTGCATCTGGAGCATTTGCTGTAATTGGTGATAAAGAAGTTCCTGTTTCTGGAACAACATCATTAGTAATAACAGCTAGTGATTATGCTTTTTCAGGATCACAATTAACATTTGCATCTGTATTCACACTTGATTCAACAGGTGAGATTTCAGTAACAAGTAATTTGGTTGGTAGTCCAGCAGGAACACCAGCGAATCCAACGGTTGCTTTAAGTGACATCGTTCTTGGATACGCTACATTTAGTATGATAAATCAACAAATTATCCCAACATCTGTAAAAATAAATCCAGTAAATATTGGAACAAGTAGTACAACATCAGGTTTTGTTGATTACAAATTTGGAACATCAATTACAGATGATTATTTTATCGCAACACAAAGTACAGCAGGTTCAATTAAAGTTGAGTTCCAAAACACGAACACATCTGCATCACCAGCTAACTACAAACAATATAGAAGATTTAAGATGTTCTATAAATTAGTTGACCTAATTAGTTCATCTAATAAAGATAAAATGTCTATATGTTTAGGTCCAAATCTTGGATATAGAAAAGTAAGTCTTTCATCAATGACTATAACTGATATTGTTGCAACAACAACAACATCAAACAAATCATTTGTATTAAACACTGGTTTAACTAATGTTGAATTAGCTGATGTATTGAAAGGTTACTTATCATTCTACACAGTAGATAACGAGTTTATCCTTGGTACTGATTCTGTATCTACAAAAGAAGCACAACCAACAGGTACTAATGGTGTTGTTGGTAGATACTCTAAATTCTACTCAAGATACTTTGATGGAATAATTAATACAGGAGATTACTTCTACTCAAATAAAATTACAATCGCTCCACCATTTGCGGTTGGAGATACAGTAAATGTAATATTCATTGATGGTGAAGATAATACAAATGGTGGAACAAATATGGGACCTACTTCTTCATTCGCTGGAAATAATTATGTAGTGATTGAAAGTTCAGTTGACCCAGCATGGGGTACTTATGACCAATTTATAGTTCCTAATTCAGAAAAGAATACGGGTACATTTACTATCATAGATACCGATTCGTCATTAGCTTCAGACCTTGGATATGGTGCTGGATACTACGCATATGGAGTAACTGAAGAAGTAGTATATGAAGAATTATTTAATGTAAATACTATATTTGATTACAATATCAAACATTACTTAAAAATGTATTTAGATAATGATGGAGTTTTAGAAGTTGAGTTCAAAGATGAAACGTTCACAGCAACTGAGCCGGTAGATGTAACATCAAATAATACATTCTTTATTCAATCAGCTAAATCAAACTTCAAACAAACAATCGAAGTTGAATTACCAGCTGGATATATTCAAGTACCTAATAAGATACTTGTAACAGGAACAAGATACACTGAAGTAAGAGTTGGTGACTTCTTATCAGCATACTATGACTCAAGTTTATTAGCAATTGGTGAAGTCCCAAGAAAACTTACAAGAATTCTTTCTAAAAGACAATATAGTGGAGATCCTACTTTAGTTGAAATCACTTGTGACTCTAGAATCGCAACAAGTTATAGTGGTTCAGCATTACAAGCTACAAGATATACTTCTGTTGACAATTACGCAACAACTTACAAGGCAATATCTCTTAAAGGATTTAGAATTAGACAAGCATCTTTACCTGATGGAACTGAAGCTAGACAAAACTCTATTCTTAACTTAGTTGCTAAAGGAACACCATTGTTCAAAGCAGTAACTAATAAAGAAGCAATTGACTTTAGATATTTAATAGATTCATTTGGACTTGGTCTGACTGAAAGATCTAAACAACAATTGGTTGATATATGTGGTGATAGATTAGACGCATTTGGTGTCTTAAACATGCCTTCGATGAAGTCATTCAAAAACTCATCTTCTCCATCTTTTGTTAACTCTGAAGGAGTTTTACAATTAGAGTATGTAGCGAGTGGAGGAGACCCTGAAAGTTCACCAGCATTCCTTTACTCATTCGGTGACGGAGCAGGTTCAACTTGTGTTGGTTACTTTATGCCGTATGTAGTTACAAATGATAATGGTAGACCAGTTGATGTTCCACCAGCAGCATGGGTAGCAACTACATATATGAGAAAACAAAACTCAAATGCAAGTGGTATAACTCCTTGGACAATTGCAGCGGGTGTTACTAATGGTAGAATCACTAACATCGTGGAAACTGAAATGGATTTTACTTTAACTGATATCGAATATATTAACCAAGCTCAAATGAACCCTATCGTGTTCAAGAGAAATAGAGGAAATGTAATTGAGACTGAAAACACAGCTCAAACACTTTACAAATCAGCTCTTTCTTACATTCACGTTAGAGAGGTCCTTATCGAACTTGAAAGAGAATTATCAAGTATGTTATTAGACTTCCAATGGAAATTTAATACACCTGATATTAGAGCTGAGATTAAACTTAGAGCTGACGTAATTTGTGAGACTTACGTTTCTAGAAATGGTTTATTTAACTACTTCAATAAAATGGATGAGGAAAATAACACTAATGAGATTATCGATAACCAAATTGGTGTCCTTGATACATATGTTGAACCAATCAAAGGTATGGGAATAATTGTGAATAACATTACAATTCTTAGAACTGGAGCAATCAACGCAGGTGGTTTCATGAATGGATAATAAATAATAAAAAATAAAAAAACCAGATAGAAATATCTGGTTTTTTTATTTTAAAATAGTTAAACTTTCTACTCTTTTTTAGTTATAAAACTAACGATAAAAATATATTTGTTCAAAAAACAGAAGAGAGAACGAATACTAATATATAATAAAATAAAAAATAATTACACAATATGTCTAATGAAAACGAAATGAGTGAAGAAGAATACCTTAAGAAACATCTTAGTGGTATAGATAGCTCAAGTAATAACTCACAAAACTCTGATATCCCGTTTGTAGCTCAACCAAAAGTTGATAATACAAGAACAACTGACCTTCAGTATTTTAACTTCAATATTGAAGAGTTACCTTGTGGTGATTTCTACCCAACTGGCACACTATTTATGGTAAGACCAGCAAAAGTAAGAGAAATTCAAGCATATTCAATGGTTGATGATAATAACTTTTATGATATAGTAGAAAAAATGAATGATATGTTACAATCTTGTGTAAGAATTAAATACTCAGATGGTAAAATAGGTTCTTATCTAGAAGTGAAAGACCAAGATAGATTATATTTACTATTCTTAATAAGAGAACTTACTTTCCAACAAGGAAATACATTAACAATTCCAGCGAAATGTGGAGTTTGTTCTACTGAATTATCAATTGATCTTAAAAGAGAAAACTTTACTTTCCATGATGTTGATGAAAAATTGGATAGATATTTCAGTTTATCTGATAGAACATATCACTTTTCTACAGTAAACGGAAGAAACTTTGAATTAACACCACCAAATATTGGTCTTCAAAAAGCTTTCACAGATTATATCTTAAGAGAGAATAATGAGAAAAGAACTCCAAATCTTTCTTTCTTAAAGATTATTCCTTTTATGTTAGGTGGAAGAACTACAATTACATATGAAGGAATCAAAGCTAAACTTAAAGAGTTTGAAGAAATAGATGATATTTCATTCCAATTCCTAAACGCAGCTGTAAGTAAAATGACTTTTGGTATCAAGGAATTGAAGAAAACCTGTACGTGTGGTGAGGAGGTCCACACAGATATGCAATTTCCCAACGGAGCCTCAGGTATTTTCATTATTCACGATGCCTTTGAAGCATATATTAAAGAATAAGTTATTGCTACAAAAACATTTCAAAACTCAAGAAATATCAATGGATGAGTGGCCATTTTGGATGTTTGAAGAAAACATAAAACTGGTAAACGAAATCATAGAAGAGGAAGATTCAGAGAAAAAGAAACAAGAAGGAGAACAATCAAAAGGAATGCCGAACTTCGACGCAAACTCAATGATGAAAAACGCATCTAGTTTCTCAAGTAACATACCCAAATTTTAATTAAAATAAAAACCCACTTCGGTGGGTTTTTTTATGCAACAAAAAGGCATAAAAAAACCATCAATTTTTATTGATGGTTTTTAATTAATATTTAAATGTTATTGACCATATCCAGAAACTAGTGGATTAGTAATTGTAAAGTCATTATCAATATATTCATCAATAAAGTAGTCATAGATAAAGTCAGCTTGAAGATTCTCCATAATGTTATTAGAAGACCAGTCAAGTGCGTAACCAGCTAATTGTTTGATTTGTACGTTTTGATAAGTAACACGTCTTAATACAACACCTTTTTTATCATGTTGATTAACGATAACTGTACCAATGATATCACTCTTATAGTGTAATGAACCATTTTGAGAATTGAATACTAAATCGTACCAAGCTTTCAAAGCATTCCATACCTCCATCGAACCTGCTTGATTTACGTTAACATTGAATTTAATGTTAAATTCACCAGCGGTTTTAGTTGGAGTTGTCAAAAATTGACGAGTTGAATACTTGAATCTTTGTTCTTTGATACCAACGTCAAATTGAGTTAAGTTCATATCAATATTAAGTGCGTTTTGTAATAACAAAACTGGGTTTCTCCCTTGAGCAACCAAAATTGTAGGTAAAACGAATGTCACCTCAAATAAGTTAAGGTAAACTACTTCATCCGGAAATGTTCCAGGTCCACCTGGAGATCCTACATTTATCAACTGTGTATAATGTGGTAATGGCATATTTTTTTTAATTATTTTTTATAAGTTATATATTTTAATTTTTACTTCCTTTATCTCTATTTTGAAAATTATGTTGTAAAAAATGCCATTTCCACTATTTAATAAATAGTATATATGAATTGTAATTATAGATACTGTAATAAAGAAATTGTTTGGGGTAGACCAGATAGAAAGTTTTGTAACAAAAATTGCAAGTCAAAAGAAAATGCCATAATAAAAGAACTAAAGTCACTTAATAGAAGAAACAAGGGAAATAAAGACTTTGTAGAAAAATCAAATATTAAACATAACTATAAGTACAACTATGACTTAACAGTATATGAAAATTGTAGAAGTTTAGTTAAAATAATATGCCCAATACACGGAGAATTTGAACAAACACCAAATGCTCATCTATATGCTGGAAGTGGATGTGAGAAATGCGCTAGAGAAGCTAGAAGAAAAGAAACAATTTCAGAATAATTTCATATAAAAAGAAAACGTTTTTAATGAAAGTTTTTATTACAACCGATTGGCATTTTGGAGTATATCTAAATAACCTAGATAAATGGTTAGATATGATGGAAGATTACTTCTACAACTCTTTTATCCCATACATCAAAGAAAATTCAAAACCAGGAGACATTCTTATTCATTGTGGTGACTTATACGACAATAGAACATCTATTCCTATCATTGCATCATATAAGGCAGAGAAAATACTTATAGAGCTATCTAAAATACTACCACTACATATTATAGTAGGTAATCACGACCTTTGGAATAAAGGATCTAATGATATAAACTCAGTTAGGTTATTCAATCACGTTCCAAATGTGTCAGTTTACACACAAACAACATCTATTGACTTAGATGGTCAAAAATTGATTCTTATGCCTTGGGTAGAAAAGAGATTAGATATGATTAAAGAAATTGATAGTAATCCAGGTGATTATCTTTTCTGTCACTCTGATTTAAATGGATGTTTAATGCACTTAAATTCAGTTGCTCACAGAAATGCTGATAAAATCGATGTTGATAACTTTGGAAAATACAAACACGTTTTTTCAGGACATATTCACATTCGACAAACTAACAAAAACTTCTCTTTTATCGGATCTCCTTACCAAATGGATAGGAATGATATGGGTGATCAAAAAGGTATAACTATACTTGATTTATCAAGTGATAAAGTTACTTTTGAACCAAATACATATTCACCAGTATTTAAAAAATTCAGAGTTGTTAACGAAGAAGATATTGATAAGTTAGATGAGTTAAAAGATACTAAAGATTATATAGATTTAGCTATATCAAACAATCTTTTAATTAGTAATAGAAAGCTTCGTAGAAAGTTAGAAGTGATGTTAGAAAAAGGTAATTTTGCTTCTGTAGAGTATATTGATGATATTACTAAAGAATTAGTAGATGGTGAAGAAGTAAATGAATCCAATGACATTGAATTTGATGAAAATGGAATGGAAATATCTGTTCAATTAGAATACGAGGATTATATCAAAGAGTATATCTTGAAACAAAAATATGATAGTGATAATTTCAAATCAGGAATTGTAAATGAATTTGATGAAGTCATTAAGATATACAATGAAAATTATAAAGTCAAATCTGACTAAAAAAACCCATCTTTAGGATGGGTTTTTTGTTAACTTTATTTTTAAATCATTTGTTCCTTTTATTAATCGATGATAAGTACCCATTGGTATAAATACTTCTCCTTTTATTTCTTTAGGTAGTTCATTGTCAATTTGAATTAACCAATCTGTTTCACCAATAGACTCAATTATTCTATCTTCTCTATCACGATGCCACATAAACTCACCAGAATCGACCATCTGACTGAATTCTCTGATAAAAGTGTTATCACTTAATTTATTTTCTTGAAATGGTAACATTATATAATCTTATTAAAATTTTCAATTAAAGACTCATCAAATATTGCTACATTTTTAGAACCTCTTTCTACTACATAAAATCCATCATATCCTTTAGACTTTATTTGATTGATAATTGGATCAGACTCAACAACTCTCCAAGCTCCATTTTTTACTCTCCATAGATAATGATAAACACTTTGTTCTTTTTCTGTTATATCAAATTCCTCATCTGTGTCCGGATTATATCCTTTCATACCATTACTAACTTTGATAAACTTAGTACCATTTACCTCATCGATATAATTATTATCTATCATTTTTTGAATCACTGTAACTAAATCTAATTCTTTCATTGTTTCAATATCCATTAGATTACATAACTTAATATTAGATTTAAGTTTAACTTCAAAAACAGAGGCATCAGGAAATTCATCTTTCTCATCAAGTGAGGCAAAGTTTTTAGCAAAGTCTAAATTATTCGTTAAAAATATAGCACCTGCGAATCTTTTCTTTTCAGGTGGAAAATCACCTTTTCTGTTACCATGATATAATTTTTCACTTGTAGTAGATTCAAATAATTGATATGTTTTTAAGTATTTCATATATTACCAAAAACCGGGATAAGTGCGTCCTCCAAAAAGATGACCATATTTATTGAGTCTGCAGCTCCAATATCCAGCTTTAGTCTTATCTTTCTTTAAATGACATTGGTGTCTAGCAGCAAATGACTTTCTTGCCTTAGGATTACTAACTTTAGCAGTTAACCCACCATGAACATCACCAAAAGAAATCTTTTTAACATTTCCTTTTGCACTCTTGACATATACATAGTATTTTTTAACACCACCACGCATTGGATAATTTAATTTAACATCTTTACCTTTATATTCGGCTTCCTCTCTTATCTCTTCTATATTTTCCATAGGTAAATCTAAAGGAACTAGTTCACCATTGAACATTCCAAACTTACCAATATCAGTTGATTCATATAATTCTTTATCAACATCACATAGATTAACTTTACCTAAATCAAATAATTGTCTAGCTTCTTTGATAACTTCATAGAAAGCTTCTGAACCTGGTCTGAATATATTTTCAGTAATAGGTTTATTATTCTCTAGGTGGTATTTAAGAGACTCTGATACATTAACAGATTCTGTGAATTTTATAATCTTCATAAATTATATATTTTTTATTGATTAGCAATTGAATTTATAAAGTCTGAAATATTCATAACTTTAACATCATTTTCTGGGTTTGATTGTTCAACCTCTTCAACTTCACCACTACAAGTACAATCCTGACAACATCCACAATCTTCTTGACCATTACATTGATCACAACATCCACATCCAACTTCTTGAGTAGGTACTTGAGGTTCTTGTGAGAATTCTTCTCCTTCAGGTTTAACCCCAACTTCGATTTCGATTGTAAAGTTTTCGAAATTTTTAATCTTTCTTAGTTTATCAAATTCTTTTTTAACCTTTTCTTGATCTTCAACTTCTGTTTTAAATGATGGCTTCTCATCTTTATCAGCTAAAACCTCTACATTAAAAAGAACTTCTTGGTCTTTGACTTTCTCATCCTTTTTTGTTTCGTTAAATTTTTTAATTTGTATCATAGTTTATTATTTATTTTTGGCTTAATTTTTTTACAATTAAAGCACATTTTTCATATTCCTCTTCGGATTCCAACTCATCTTTATATTCCATAAGTTGTTTTCTATCACCTAATTCTAATTTAAGTCTGAATCTAACTTCTCTTAATTCATCCATATTATTAACTTCAGAGTCTATTAATTTATCAATAACATCTCTATCAAATTGCGACATTTTTAGAAATTGATTCCAGTTATAAACATCATTCTCAGATAGAAAGTCTAAAATATTAACAACACAAGAATCAACTCTACTAAGTTTAGTAGTCTTGTTCTTTTTCTTAGAGTTATTAAATATCTTCTTAAAAAACTCTTCGTTGATAAATTGATTATATCTGTTAATTTTCATACTCTTATATATTAAATTCACTTACTAAGAAAAGATAAATTAATATATATGTAAAAGTTTACATTATTAAATGTCAAATCATAAAAACCTATTATTCTTCAACAAAGAAGGAGATTATTTAAATTTCAACTACAACTATACGACAGATAGATTTGAAGGAGATTTACTTTTTCACGAAAACTCTTCAGATACTTTCAAAACATTAGGAATTTATATGTTGGAGAATATACCATCATTTGAGTTCGAACTACCTGGAACGCTAACCTTAAATAAATTCCAGTTATTCAATGAATATGGATTGTTTTTCTATAATAGCAAATATGAGAATCAAAGTATTAATAGAATTGAACCCATTAACAATGATCCAACATTTTATTCGAAATGGATATTTGGTGATAACTTTGAAAAGAAATTTCCAATAGGTAGTATAATTAGATTTGATTCAGTATTTTTAGAGTTCAACAATCCTACACAAACTTATACCGTTGTATCAACGAAAAAAGGAGCTGTAATGATTATAAGTTCTGTTGATAATGCAACATTTGAGTCAATGTATATTTCACAATATTCCGATCAGTCAATATATGTAGGAAGAACAATATCAGCAATAAATGGAATTGGAGTTTATAATTATATAAATAGTTTATATAGTGATAATCTTTCTTATTGGAATGAACCACAATTTTATGATAAATTATATAAAAAGAAAAAATTAAATATAATAAACTCACAATTAAATGATGGGATTTACACAGTAAAAGAAGAAGAACTAACAGATAACAAACACTTTGAATACTACACATCAGGAATGAATGGTGAAGATATAATAATTGAGGTTGTTAGTAAAACAGATTTACCAAGAATATATGATGGTGGTTTAAATATAAACCAAGTATCAAATCAAATAACATCAGGTGGTGAGATTTTAACATTCTCATACACATCAAATGTAGGAGCTAACGGACCATATACATCATTAACTTCAAATGGCGCATCATCTTCCGTAACGGGAACTGGTGGATTATTTGATGTTGTAGTTTCCGGTGGTGTTGTATCATCAGTTACAATAAATAAAATAGGTAAACAATATACTGTTGGTGATTTATTTGTTATAGATGGTGTATCTATAGGTGGTAGCACAATAATAGATGATATTTATATAACTATAAATAGTGTAGCGGATCCGATAGTAAGTGTAGAAAATAAAATATACTTCTCTAGTAGTGTTCCGGATATATTAAAACCTGGTAGAGAATTTAAAATAATAGGCTCAACAACAAATCAAAACTTCTTTACTATAGCTAATATTCCTACATTTACGGGAAACACACAAGAAACATTCTACGGAACTCAATCACAAGTTCTTTGGAATAATAAAATATATCAATGTATATTAGCTTATACTCAAAGTTTTACTGGAGCGACTCAGTTTGTAGATCCATATACAACAGAATATTGGTCACCGTCCATAAGTTATATAAAAGTAGACCAAGTAGTAACACCTGAAATATTACTAGGTGCTCAAATATACCTAACAACTGATAGAATATATTTTGGATATGGATTCACATATAGCACGGCAGCAACTTTAGCATCTGCTGCTGAAAAATATAAAGATGATTTAAAGTCATTTAATATTGATTTATTTTATGAAAATAATAAATTAAAGGCAGATTTAATATATCCGAGTAAATATGCAGAAGTAAATTTCTATCAAAATCAAATTGGACCAACATATTCAATAGGAAATGTTACACAAACATATGAGAGAGTGACTCAAGTAGAAGAGTCTGTAAACTCTGAACTAAATTATGATATATCTCAAAATATTTTGGTCAATATTGTATTTACAGATATAGATGAATATGGATTTAAAGTTATTATAAACGGACAAGTTTATCAAGAAGAATTAGCAGCGATATACAGCGGTGGTCTTTTAGATATGCAAAGAACAATTGACAGAACTCTTAGAAATTGGCTAGCTAGACATTATACAGAACTAATAGGATTAGGTATAATAGCTGATATACAATACACGGGTCCTATATTTTCACCATTTGTAAACTCAATAAAACTACAAACACAATATCCGAATGTTCCTTTAATAATAGATGATATTTTTGTAGGGATAACTGCTGATTATTATATTGAACACTCTAGAGTTCTTTTTAGTAACAATGATTATACTAATACTAGACCAACTATTGGACCAGTTTTAACTTTAACTATAAATGACGATGAATTTAGTCAAAATACAATATATCAAACCGGATCATATTCACAATATCCTGATATTCCGGCTACTTTATCAGCATGGGTTGATGAACACGGAGACTATTTAAGAACATTTGGAATTTTAGTAACACCTATAAATAATTTACTAAAATTTGATGTTAAAAGATTAGATAGGAGACTTGATTACACTATAAACACAGGCAAATTATCAATACCAGGTATTATAGACTACACAATAACTAAAAAAATAAAGGGTAATGATGGTTTACTTATAACCTCAAATGAGGTATCTTTACCTACTGATTTAGTATCATTTGAAGATGCTGGATTTGCAACAGGAATGGTTTTCTCTATTAATAATACCATACATCCTTATAACAATCAAGAGTTTGTTATTCAATTTTTGGATCCACAAGTCTTAAATTTAAGTTATCAGGGACCATTCTGGGGATTAACATCTGGAATTTGTAATTCATCAGCATTTATCACATTAGCATTTGACACTGGATATGGACAAACAGCATGTGATGGACCTATTGTTGGACCAACTCCTAGTGGAGCAGGACCATATCAAATAGGAGCATTTGATCCATCAGCATTTACTTTAACATATAATCCAAATACTTATACACTAAACACATATAATCTTCAAGGTTATCCAGGAACATCAGGCTTAGTAGACTTAATCTATGTTCAGTTATCTAATTCAATTTATGCTTTTGGAGATGACTTAACGGTAATGGATTCATATATAACTAGCTATTTAACAACAGTCTATTTACCTGGAAATACTCAAAGTATTGAGATAGAGTATAACTCATATAATAACTATCTTTATTGTTTATCAAAGAATAATATATTCGTAGTTGATCCTCTACTAAATACATTAGTAGCAACAATGTCACTTGCTAATAACGCACATGATATGGAAATCAATCCAAACAATGGTGATATTTATGTAACATATGATAATAGTCCAAATATTGATATTTGGGACTATACAAATACATTAGCTGTGACTTTAGGAACATCATCACTTAATTTTCCACCATCTGCAACATCTTGTGGAAAGATGGTATTTAATGAATTTGAAGGTGATATGTATGTAATAACAGATGCTAATCAAACTCTTAGAATAAATGGAGGTCCTAGTTTACCAGGATACTTACCACCAAATTCATCAAATCCTAATAGAACAATACAAACAACTTATGGTATACCAGGATTAACAAATTCAATATTCTATGAACCTATTAATGAAGCTATTTATGTTTATGGTTCTTCTAGTTTATGGAAAATTGACAATGGTGTGTCTCAGTCAATTTCTGGAATAACAACACAACCATTTAATGATATTATATTTAATAATCTAACAGGTGAGATGAACATTTCAGATTCATCAACATCATTTAAATCTCTTAATCTATCTACTGATGCCATTACAATAAATACTGGAGTATCAAACTATGGTTATTTAGCATTAAATCAATTTGACGGAGATGTTTATTTATCATCACTTTCATCAAATAGTGTTAGTGTAATTAGACCAACAACAGGAGCAGTGGTTCAAACAGTTCCTTTACCTTCTGGTAGTACAAGAATTATATACAATCCAGACAGAAGATCAGTTTGGGTAATAGAACCATCTACCAATACGATAACAGAAGTAGAAGTTACATTAAATAGTAGTATTAATATTAACCCAAGTGTTTATAATCCAATTAATGACAATTCATATGGAACCTTAGATCCTAATTATGAACCACATGTTGACCTATGGTTAAAAACTAAAGAGTATGTAAGAAGACCAAGAGAAAATTTTGAAGGAGAAGTTCAAGTTAAATATTATTGGAAATGGTTTGCTGATGATGTTCCTGAATTTTTCATGTATGACTTTAGTGGAGATCAGTTACCAGTAAATGGATCATATTCATATACAGGAATAAAACCACTTAGCCCAGTAGTGTTGAATAAAAACGCTAATAAGGATTTAACTAAACTTAACGCACCTGAATATCAACAAACTATATTTAATAAAGTTGAGTATAAACTAAGTTATATAGATGATGAATCTAATATATCAATAGAACCTGAGCCTATTCAATTATTTATTGGATATAAATCAGAAGAAGAAGGAGCATTAAGATCTGTTTTACAACTTTGGAAGAAAGAAGAGGTTACTATTGAATTTGAATCAACTCAAATAAATGGAACAATATTAAGATTTGAAACCTTAGATGAATTTGGACCAGATAAAAGAGGTATGATAAGTATAAATACACTATCATCAGAATTCTTCATAGGAAAGGGTTTAAAAGAAGGTCAATTAATAACTATTTATGTAAGAGATTTAACAAATAAATCATCTCAATATATATCAAACAACAATGGACTTATAATGAAAATAAGAACCGTCTATGCTAAGAATATGGTATTGGACTTTTTATCTGGTAATGACTTATTATATCCAGAATCAACAGTAATAGTAGACTACCCTAAAGTAAATAATACTACTTATTTAAAAACAACTATAAAGGTTATAGACAGAGAGATATCTAGATTTATTGTATATGGTCAAACTGAAGTAGAGGATGAGAGATTTAAAATTGAATTAGGTAATGTTGGAAAACTAATAGCACCAAATGAAGTATTTATTTTCAAAGAATATGATATTTTAGAAGGTGGTACAGATTGGACAATTTTAAATAAGAAAAGAAAAGAGATGTTGATGATGAAACATCTTATATACCCGTATATAGGAGCTTACAAATCAATAATAAATGCAATAAACTTCTTTGGATATAATGACTTACAATTAAATGAATATTATAGAGATATAAATCCTAATTCAGAAAAGTTTTTAAAACTATTCAAAGTAGAAATACCGGATATGTTTGATAACACAGTAGAAGGATTTACTGAAAGTGAATTTGTAAAAAATAACTTTCCAAACGAAAACTACGAAGAAACAAATATGTTTAACCTAACATATCAAATAACAGATAAGGAAGGAACAAATGTACTAAACTATTCAATAGATGAAGTTGTAATTAAACTACAAGGTCTTAAATATTGGCTTAAGAGAAATATAATTCCATTAACTCACAAAATAATGGATATAACAGGGAAAGCATATCTAAAAAGCACAAATGAGATTGTACATACGACATATGATGTTAGATTTATAAACTCAAAAGAGAATATGACCCCTATAACATTTAGGTTAAATGAGGCTTATTTAATGCCAATTAATAGTGGTTCTACCGTTTACAATTGTGTATTAGATTTTTATACAATAATTGAAGGAATAGGATCTGATAAAAATCCAACTGGTTTAGTTCCACCTCCGAAACCATTTAATGGAGTAGATTTAGAAATACCTGATTACTTTAATATTTCTATAAGAACTTATAAAACATATAAAGAATGGGCACCATTTAAAACTTACAACGCTGGTGATAAAATAACATACTATGATAAAATATATGAATCAGCCAAAGAAAATAATAAAATTAATAATCCTCGAAAATATGAAAATACTAAATCTTGGATACCTAATACCTCATATGAAGTAACAAATGTAGTTGAGTATAACAGAGATATTTATGTGTGTACTGGATTAGGCACATTCGCGACATCATCAGGAACAGCATCTATAACAACAAGTGTTCCACCAGTTTTAGATAATGGATCTGATAAAAATTGGCTTAATATAACTCAGTGGAGAGAAATAGATTTAGAACCTGTTCAAACACTATCTGAATTTAGAAAAGTTCCAAAAAACTCTGAAATGAATCCTATATTACCCTATAATTTCACAATAGATTCAAATATTGATCCATTTGTTGTAATTGAAGTAACATCTGATAATGGATATGGATTAATCTATAGAGATAGAAAAAACTATGAAATAAGAGGAAATAAAGATTTAACAGAGCCTACAAAATATATAGATCCAATAGGTCCATTTATTCCTATATCTCAAATATACTAATTACCTTAAAATAAAAAACCTCCAATTATATTGGAGGTTTTTTTATTCAGTGAGATTAATTATGCTTCTGGTTGTAAAACAGAACCACTAGCAGTTTCAAAGTCAACACCAGAATCAAAAGTAACAATCCAATCTTGGATTTCTTTTGATAGATTTTTACTTGTAGCTTCGTAATAATTAAAGATTTTAGAGATATCTCCAATTTTTAATAAAAGTTTAGAGAAAGTATAAGCATCTTTTGTAAGACCTTTAATTTTATGTTTAGAAATTAAATGATAGATGTAAGTAATCTCAGTAGCATCAACTGGGAAAGCAACTACATCTTTATCATTAACATACTTAGCATCTTTCATACCACCCATCGTATTTGTCAATTCAATAGCGAAGAAGATAGTATTTACGTCATACTCTAATTTAGTTAGAATTAAGTCTGTTAAGAACTTATGTTCAGATCTATTAAGGAAGAAGTTATACTTTGCTTCTTTTAATGAATTAACAAAGTTATACCAAAGAACTTGAGCCTCTTTATATAACTCATCTTTCTCCTCATCAGTTTTATCTTTACCAACATTAGAACTCATATAGTTCTCAACATCAGAAATTTTACTATCAAGAATAGATTCTTGTTGAAGACTTAGAATTAAATGCTCAACACCTTCATTTGTGATAGATAATTGTGGTTTTACTGTATTTGTTTCGATTTTGTCCATATTTTTATTTTTATTTTTATCCTTTAATTAAGGTTTCTAAACTCTCTAGTTTATCTTTAGCATCTGTATATTTACCAATCCATTTATCTTGTTCTTCAAGTAAATCAGAATGTTCACCGATAGCCGCTAGGTTATCATTTGATAAATAAAGTTCTAATGCTGCCTCTGCTTCAGCCATATCTGATTGATATCTAAGTCTAAGAGCTTTTATATATTTTTCGTTTTTCATATTTTTTAAATTTTATGCTATAAATTCTTCATCAATTTTAGCATCTTTCTTTTGCTCTTGGTATAACTCTTCCACTTTATTAGCTCTTGCTACTTTCTCAACACCATATTTATTAACGATTGATGAAAAGGTATTTAGGTCTGTTTTTCCTAATTTGATTTTACCAGTCTCTACATTGATATTAATTTTATCAATTTCTTGTTCAATTAAAATTGTAATTGACTCTTCATCAAATACCATCATTAAATCTTCATTGATAGATACCATTATTTCTTTTTGTAAAAGAAATGCAAATTTTGGTGGAATTACTGATACTTTAATCAGTTCTTTTTGTTTCTCATCTCCCTCAAATTGAAATTTGACAGAAACTGGAAATGCTTTTTTGTTAAATACTTCAAAGAATGTTGATATTGTATCCTCTGACAACTCGTAGAAATTATCCATATATTATTTTTTATTTGTTTTTTATTATAAAAAATATTCGAGGAAAAGTTTAGTTAGAGAAATAAAATAAGTAATAAAATAAGAGAAATAACTGAAATTGTTGGTAATATTCTATATCTAATAATATCATAATACTCATTACTCTTGAACAGAGAAAATCCAATAACTACAAGGTATGAATATTTATCAACTTTTTTAACTTCATAAAAATCATATAACTCTTGTAAACCTTTAGTGTTCAAGAATTTAGACAATTCTGTAGTATATTCTTTTACAGAGCTCTCAGCTATCTTATCAATATCTGCCTTTCTTAAGTTATAAGGCTCTCCTATAACCTCATTAGGAATATTTATAACATTATAAATTCTCCAAGCATTATCAATTCTTGCACCAAATGTTTGTTCTAATTCAGTCTTAATGGATTTAAGAGACTTTTTATATTCTCTAAAAACACTTATTTTTTTAAATAGAGATATTCTTTTCATTTGTATTATATAATTTATATATCAATTAGTTTAGTCACTATGGTTTTTCAGTTCCTAATTTCTCTTCTTTTTTAGCAGTCATTATGTGCATTACTAAATCATCAACTGTATCAACATTCTTGTTAATTGAGTCTAATAAATGAGCAATTCTATCCAATTTATGTAAAGCACTTTCACCTTTACCATCAACAGGACCTTGATTACCTTTCTTAGCCCAAACTTCTCTTTGACCACCACCTGGTTTCTCACCAACATTTGGACCACCTCCTCTTTTTGGTGAATCAAGTAACTTAGAAAATACACTACTTCTTTTTTCTAGAACGGTCAACATATTATTGAACATTTTAGAATCCATTGACGAAAGTATTGCAATATTACCAGTCAACTTTCTTATCATATTAACTTTTTGACCATCAACTGATTTAATAGCCGAACTAAACTTATTAAGTGATGAGGCCAATTTATCAAATGCACTAGCCATTTTATTCATACCTAAAGCTGCTCTTGAAACAGGATCCAATCCAAATACGCTTAAAAGACCACCACCAGATAAAGTATCATCTTTACTAAGATATCTAACTAAACTAGCAAAGTCTCTAATATTAGTAGCCATATTTTTTACATAACTAGGATCTATTTTATTTTCAAAGAATTTTTTATTCTTCCATAATATACCAGCAGTCATCACTAACTGATTTACAATCCTATTAACGGTTCCAACATCAGCGGCTCTAGTAGTTTCTACAGAGTAACTACCAAATCTACCAAGACTCATAGTTTTAACCTCTTTAATAGTAAGAATCTTATCAAGTATTCTAGTTAATTTAGCATAATTTTCTAAGTTCCAATGTAGATCATAAACCCAATTTCTATCTAATTTAAATTTGAAAAACTTTTGATTAATATGTAAAATTCTAGCTGTTTCAACAATTTGACTAACAACTCTATTAACAATAGAAACATCTTTCATCTTTCTTGTTGTAGTACTAGTAGTTGACGCACCAACTCCCATAAATCCACCAGATTTGATAGATGTTTTTTCATCAAATCCTAACATCTTATCTAATTGTTGAGTTATAGATGCAAACCCTATAACATTTTTACCCAAATTAGTAACCCAAGACTTATCTAACTTAAATTTAAAGTATTTCTGAGCACTCCACAAATGTTTAGCTGACATAGATATAGACTTAATACCTCCTTCAAGAATCTTAGAATACATCGAAAATATGGCAACATTAAATCCTCTTTCTTCAATTTCACCAAAAATATCCATAAATCCTACTATAGATAATTTAACACCGTTGGCCCAAGCCTGACTAGGATATGCTTTCCAAGCATCAGCACCAATAGTATTAAAAGCAAATGCGGCGTCTGTCAATGAGTAAGCTAAAGTTCTAACACCATATGACATATTATCAACTACCTCAGTACCAGATGTAAACCAACCAGTATCCTCACTTAATGATTTGAAAACAGGAGCAAAAGCGTTAAGAGCAGCACCAACTCCTTCTCCCCACTTCTTAGAAGGATAACCCTCATCAAATGTGGCTTTATTAGCGGCGAATATTTTAGCAGCATCTATAATACCTTTAGATATAGTTATTATAGCAGCGCTCATTTTTTTACCTCCACTAAACGGGAAGTCAACTAACATCTTATAAACAGGAGCAAAAGCACCAATAGCTAAACCGACTCCTTCGGCCCATGCTTTTGGAGGACCATTCTTAAATACTGCTTTATTCTTAGCAAAGAATCCAGCAGCATCAACAATACCACGAGAAACAACTTTGATAGCTCTAGCAAAGTCATCAGGACCCACACCACCTCCACCAAATGCCTCCATTACAGAACTCATCACCAACATCTGATAAACTTGACCAAATGCACCAATCGCGATAGCAACTCCTTCAGCCCATGCTTTAGTTGGTCCGCCCGTATATTTACCAAAAGCTAAGATACTAGATACTTCAACTATTGACCAAGCAATAGAAGCTAACATACTCCTTCCTTGTTCAAACGGGTCTGAACCGGTGAAAAAACTTATAACAGCTGCCGCCATACCAATTGCACCTAATACAAGAATAAGTGGAGCAAAAGTTGAAAATAATAATACAGTAGCGACCGTCCATCCAAGCATTCCTTTATTATCATATTTACCTTTTGATAGTATTTTAGAGGTCTCAACAATAGTTTCTGCAACAGCAAGTACCAAAGGAACACCCAATGCAAATGCTATTAATCCGATACCAGTCATTGCTATCCCACCCAAGACCACCGCCATAAGAGCAAAAGGAACCATAGCAGCCACAGTACCAAGTGTCCATTTAATAGGTGGATACTTGTTATATTTACCCATCGCTAGAATATGTGAAGTTGCAACAATTGCTAAGGCAACAACCAGAACCATAGCCCCACCCGCCAAGATGGCCAACGCGCCAAACCCAGACATAGCGATACTACCTAAAACAAGCATTGCTGGAATAAATGCCAATAGTGATAAACCAACTCCTAATGCCCATTTCCAATCTGGATATTTTTTATAATTACCCATTGCTAGTATATGAGATGAAACCATTATAGCAACTGATATAATAACAATTAACAATGCTCCCATAATAGCATCTTTAACACTAACTTTCAACTTACTAAGAGCGAACATAGCTACCCCTATCGCAATAACAGCAATCGCCAATACCACCGAGTATATTGCAATCTTCAACATTGTCATAAATGGTATTGTCTTAGTCTTACTAAGAATATGAGAAGATAACATTATAGCTATAGAAATCGCAACAAAGAAAAGAGGTAATTTAAAAACATCTTGCATCTTCATTTTAGAAACTGCTTTTATTATAAATTTAGCCGCAAAAGAAATAACAATAAATACAATAGCAATACCAAGAGCTGTTAAAAACTGAGAGAATCCTATTGGCTTAATCATAGAAAAAGCATGTGATGAAAGAGCAATAGCATATGAGATAGCAACAAGTATAATAGGTATTCCAATAGCAGCAACTAACATTTCAACCGGAGTCAACCCCTTGAAAGCTGTCATTAATTTTCTAATTCCAAAGGCAATTATAGTAAATGCCAATGCAATAAATATAGTTGTAAAGAACTGACCAAGACTAATTGGTCTAACTAATTGTAAGGCGTAAGATGATAAAGCAATACCCAAAGCGATAGCAGGTAATATCAAAGGCAAGAATATAACAGACTTTGATAAAGCTGCCATTCCAATCCCTTTAAATGCTTGTAATAATTTTCTTATACCAAATGATATAACGGTGAAAGCCAAAGCTATAAATATAGTTGTAAACATCTGACTAAATCCAACAGGTTTAACTAACTGAAAAGCCCAAGATGCAAAGGCGATACCTAAAGCAATCGCGGGTAATATCATAGGTAAGAATAAAACACTTTTAACAACTTCCAGGAATGACATACCCTTAAATGCTCGTATCAATTTATATATAGCCGGTGATAAAGCAGAGAATCCAACACTTATTAATATTATAGTAAACATTTTAGTAAATGTAACTGGAGTAACCATTGACAATATCCAAGAAGAGATTGTTATACCAAGTGAAATAGCTGTAATAGCTATAATAAAATTCTTAGAATCTTTCTTAGCATCAAACCCAACTTGTTTTAATACGGTATGAACTTTAGCAAAACCTATAGCTAATAAAGGAAGAGCTATAGATAAGGCAATAACGGATAAGAAATTAACTTTACCAACAAGATTGAAGGCGATACCTAAAGCTAAAACAGCAACAGCTAACAATAAAATAACTCCAATTCCTTCTTTGAAGTTTTTTTGTTTTTGCTTGTCTTTACCAAGTCCTTCAGCAGCATCAGCACCTTTACTCTTGCTTTTACCCATCTTCATTATAGTTTGTTGATTAGCAAGTATTTGTTTACTATCTTTTTGTAATTGCTTTACACCAGCGTTAATCTCTTTTATTTCTTTTATAAAATTACCACCTTTCATCGCTTTAGCAGTAGCAGATGAAGCCTCACTCTTACTCTTAAGAGAGTCTGAAATATCTTGCAGGGCAATTGATAAATTATTTAAAGAATCCAGTAACTTCTTATCCATTTAGAAATATAAATTTTACAATGTATATATAAAATATGATTATTCTTCTTAATATATAACTATAAGAAATCATCGGTGATATTATGAAAATTAAAAGATTAATAGAACATTATTTATTTAACAAATCAGTTAAAGAGATGGAATTAGACAAAATTTTAGAGAAAGTCTTAAAAAAGAAAACTCTAACACCAAGGGAAAAGGGATTTATTGAGTTATACAACTCAACCCAAGAAGTCTTAATGAAAGACTATTTATATCTTTCAAAAAACTCAGCTTTTAAAAAGATAACTGAGATATTAGAAGTTGGTAAAAAGATAATATGTGACCTACACGACAGAAATGGTAAGATAGGTCTTGAAATTATAGGAATTGTGAACAATTTTGAACAAGAAACTTGCTCATTAACTTTAAAAGGTGGTGAAAAACACAATCTTCATGATAAGTTCCTTTATAATTTAATATATAACATAAAGAAGGACCAATATTCAATTGAAGAACAAGATGAATACTTCGAAAAAATACCTACTGAGAATGAAGATTAAAAGTTTTAGAAAATTTATAAACGAAGAAGTATCAGGTACTGAGTTAGTAGGACCAATTGGTCCGGCTTATGGAGAAACAGGTCTTCAAAATAAGACTGTTACTTTCCATGACACCAATGTTATTCAATCAGATATAGATAATAAAATATACACCATAGACGAATATAATAATGTATATGGTGACTATCTAAAATCAGGTGGTAAGCCACTACCAGAAGGATTTAATCGTGAAAATTTAAACAAAATACTCGATTTTTTATCAGGTAAGTAATTATATTCAATATATAATTATATGGATACAATATATTGGTTTACCGGACAACCCGGACACGGAAAGACAGTACTTTCAAACTTACTTATCAAATACCTAGAAGAAAAATACAACAAAAAAGTATTTCACGTAGATGGTGATGATTTAAGAAGCTTAACTAACAATCAAAACTACTCAAAGGAAGGTAGATATGAGAATATCAAAAGAGCTCAAAGTATCGCACAATACATACAAAACAAAGGAAATGATGTTGTTGTGTCTTTAGTAGCTCCATATAGAGAACTAAGAGAAGAATTAAAATCGAGAACAAAAGTTGTAGAAATATATGTACACACGACTGATATAAGAGGTCGTGAGAAATTTCACTCAGATGAATATGAATCTCCTGTAGAAGACTACATAGACATTAACACTACAGATGAAGAACCAGAGGTTACAATCAAAAGACTTATAGATAAGTTAGATTTACCTTGGTCTAAGTCAAATCATGGTGGACTACCAACCAATAATAAAGATAAAAAAAGAGCTATTTTCATTGGAAGATATCAACCATATCATAATGGACATATTCAACTGATTGAGCAAAAATTAAAATCTGGAGTAGGAGCTTTAATAATGATTAGAGATATTGAACCAGATGATAAAAATCCATTCACAACTCAACAAACGGTTGATATGATAAGAAAGTATCACTCATCAAAAGGTGATGATGTTGAAGTTATAATAATACCAGATATAGAGTCAGTTAATTATGGAAGAGGTGTTGGATATGAAATAAATGAGTTTACACCACCAGATAACATAGGCAACATATCAGCAACAAAGGTAAGAGATTGTATAAAAGAAGGAGATGATAGTTGGAAATTAATGGTTGATGAGTCAATCCAAGAAGATATAAAAAAATATCTACTAAATGAGTAAAGAAAAAACTTATCAGATAAGATACAACACAAAATCAACTTCAGATAAAGATACTTGGAGATTAATATGTGGAGATGAAGAAATATTAGTATCTAATATATTTATAAAATCAAAAGTAATAACAACAAAAGATTTTATTGAGAAACTTGGATGGAAATATCATGTTACATGTGTAGGAGTTCTAAAAATTGAAAATGGAGTAGCTTATATAAATGAAGTAGACAACTCAACAAAAAGACACATACTTAAAACCTTATCATATAGAATACTTGGAACATCAGTTACTGTAATTGGTGCTTATTGCTTTGGTTTGTCAATAGAGATGTCATCTTTATTAGGAATGAGTGAATTATTAATAAAACCATTAATTTACTTTTTACATGAAAGATTTTGGTTCAGGTTTATAAAAATAAAATAAAAAATGTTAGTATCACATCTATATAAATTTATTTTTATAAAATCATTAAAAACAGCTGGTACAAGTACTGAGGTATTTTTAGAACAATATTGTATATCCAATATAACGGAAGATCATAAGAGAGAAGCAATTGCAACCGAAGAAGGTATAATAGGTAAAAGAGGTAAAAAGGGAACATCAACAACAGCTTATGGTGAATATTGGAACCACATGAAAGCTGGTGTACTAAGAGAATCATTAGGTAGTGAGATATTTGACAACTATACTAAAGTGATAAATGTCAGAAACCCATTTGATATGTTAGTAAGTAACTACTTTTTCAAACCATTTTATGATGTTTATAGTAAAGGAGCAATCCTAACTTTCAAAGAATTTATAATGACAACTAACATACTAGTTGAACTAACAGATAAACACAATAGATTTATGTTTATTGATGGAAATTTTATAATTGATGAGGCAATTAGATATGAAAATTTAGAAAATGATATAAATGGTTTAATCTCTAAGTTAGAAATGCCACCATCTCAAAGATCTCTTGGTTATTATAAAAAGTCAAAAAGAAGAGATGATTCAGTTCACTATTCAACAATGTATGACTCAGAAACTAGAGAGTTTGTTGAAGAAGTAATGAAAGACTATTTAGAAAGATTTGACTATAAATTTGAAAATAATTAATTTTAAAAATTAATATATAAAAGAAAAATAAAAAGATGGTAGTTAATTTTAATAATCCTAAAAACCCAGCAATTACTAAAGTAACCGTAAAAAGAGTAGTTGATAACAATGAAAAGAAGAAAGTTACAGCTCACGTAAAAGAATTTAGTGGTAAAATTACTTTATGGGAAGGCGATGTTGCTTATACAGCTATTGGTCAATGGACTGATACAGATGTACAAAATAGACTTTTGGAAATTTATAATAATAACTAATTAAATTAGTCTTTCTATAATTTTCATCTCTAATAAGTATTCATTCATAACATTTTCAATTGAAAATTTGGAATAATCTTGATTTTTATCAAATTTATAATCTCCATTATAGGTAGCTTTTAAAGCTGCCCTATAATCTTTATAATCTATATCCTCCCATTCTGATTCCTTTGAATAGATTAAAACACTATCAAAACTTTGTTCTATTTGTATTGGAAAGGTTTCAATAAGACAAGCATTACTAGGATTAATAAAATCCATATATCCACTTATTTTAGAGTTGAAGCAAATAATATCTTTTTTAAGAACGGCTGCGTATAAAAGTGGTATACAAAATCCTTCCATATATGATAAACAAATATAACAATCAATTCCTTTTCTAATTGACATTAATTCTTCAATTGATAAAAAATCTCTTATTATTACAATCTCTGGTGAGTTTTCATTTTTTTCTATTAAACTCTCAACATCATTACGATACTTACCTTCAGAAATTTTAATAACTAATCTAACATTATCATTATTGGTGAATGTTTTATTAAAATGTTTTATAATATTTATAACATTCTTTCTAGGTATTCCGGTTGTCTCTGAATAAAATGTATATTTTTTATCTGTAAACTTATCACTAAAATAAGTATTATCAGAATCTAATAAATCTGTGTAGTAATAGTTTGGTATTATAGAAATTGGAGATATAACTCCATTTTCAATTAATATTCTCTCACAATTGGTAGAAGGAGTTATAATTAAATCATAGGTATTAAACGCGTCTATGGTATTTCTATAAAACTTAGTACCATCCACAGGTTGTATCAGAATACACTTTTTGTATCTATCTCTATGAGGAACTTTCTTTAAGTAATGTTGTAGTAAAACATCACATCTAACTGAATTTATAGTGTAGTATTTACTTAAAAAGTCAAATATATCTTTATTTATTTCTTTAAGAGAGTGACCAAATACATCTTTAATATTAATTCTCAAAATTAAAATTCTTTTTTATTAATATAAAGAAATTAACTATTTGTTTTACCTGAATTTGAAATATATAATTCAAAGGCCTTTGTCAATTTAACTTTGTGTAAATTTTGTCTCTCTGTAAATTTTTTAACAAACAATACAATCTCATCAACTTGATATGAGTTTTTAGGAACTGGAATTTTAGACTTATTTGGAATAGCCGGCATTTCTTCAATTTCTTCACGACTAGGTAAATCAGGAACCTTATTAAAAGTCTCTTTTTGTTTTTCTGCTTTAGTTTTTGAGTTTTTAATTATACCATCCGTATATCTTTTAAGACTAAGCATCTTATTTTTAGAATTTTTCTTAATATTAACCACATCATTACCTATTAGCTTATCAGATATGAAAAGAGATAGTTCTGTTTCACTAAGAGAGTTATAATCATTTAATATTTTATTTCTTTTTCTTAAATTAGAATTAAGATCATCTATTTTTTTCTGAGTTCTTTTAATTAAAGCTTGATCAGTCAATCCTTCAATTGATTTTTCAAATTCACCAATACTATTTTGAATCTTATGACATTCCATAGATAATGTATTCCCAGCAGATCTAATACCATCAATCTCACCTAATATAGAATTTATGATGTCAGAAGTATATTGTTGATTATCTTCAAAATATGAAGTAGAATTTCTTTTAACCGGAGTTATATCAGGTCTTGGTCTTGTTGATTTTTTTACTAGTCCTTCCATATCTTTTATTCATTAAATCTTTTTTTTATTGGTAAATCAATACCTGGAAAACGTCCACTACTACTATCACCAGCAACAATTGACATAGCTTTTCCAATATTTGTAAAAAATTTAGCATTGTCTCGAACCAAATTTTTATATTCTTTAACTTTAAAAAAGAAACTAAAAATTTTGGTTGTTAGTATAACTTCTGTCAATTCAACTACATTACCTATTTCTTCTTGTTGTTTAACGTATTTTTCATTAGACGCAGAGACTCTGATTGATCCACCAACTTTAGAATTAACTATCAAAGAACTTCCATCTATTTGAACACCACCAAGGTCTTCAACTAGACTCCATGTATCAACTACAAAACCTTCAATATCAGTCACGGTATTTAAATTATATGATGTTTGTCTATCATCATCTGAAGTGATTCTTGATATAAACATACCACTCACTACTGTATCCGCATTATTTGGTTGTTCCTCCATAGTTTATATATTAATATTTTTTACTGTTAACGCATCAAAAGCATTATGATAAGTTAATCTCTTAACACCATCATATCTTTCAATTATGTGACAACTATAAGTCGCATAAACTGATGGAATTCTAACATTATTTATGGTTATTATTATATCATCTGTTACTGAAACACCACCAACATTTACACCATCTATTCCAAATGTATTACCAGTTACATAATTTTTACCACTTGTGTTGATAGAAACAGATGATACAGTACCACCAGATGATATAACAACATCAAAAGTGGCTCCGGTTCCATTAAGACTTGAAGGACCGCTCGGTGTTAATCCACTGTAAGTACCAGTAATCCCCGAATTAGAAGTTGTTAAAGTATAAGTTAATATCTCACCATTATATGTTGTAAAATCAACTGAACTTATTTCAGTTTCAATTATATTTTGTTTAAAATTTGAATCAATAGTATTTAGGAAAAACTTATTTGTTACTATCTTATTATAAGAGAAGTAATCAAGTATATTATTATCACGGAACCAACCATTAATCTCATTGTTATAAAATTGACTTTTAATTATATTATCATGAAAGTAATATCCTACTCTATTTTCAGTAAAAAAGTTTTCTATTTGATTACCTTCAAACGAATCACTAATATGATTTTTGGAAAAAACAATTCCTATATTATTATCAATAAAGTAGTTAGCAATATGATTACTTTGATATGATGACTGAATAGTATTATACAAAAATAAATTACCAATGTGATTATCCATAAAGTCCTCCGCTATATAATTACCACCTGCGTTATTTCCAGCTTTTGGATCAGATCCAAAATGATCACCTATAACATTTCTCTGAAATCCAGCACGAATGTCATTTGAAGGACCTGATAATGTAGAATTACCAAATCTATTTCCGATTTTATTATGTTGAAATTCTCTTCTTATCTGATTAAATCCAGTAATATCACCTATAGAGTTTAAAACAAATCTCGGACCCATCATATTAGGCCAACCACCATTACCACTATTACCAACAAATAGGTTTCCAATTTTATTACTTCTAGAAGATCTACCAAAAGAGTTGAACCAAATTTCATTTCCTAATTGATTCCATTGAAAGTTTTTATCAAAAATATTAAAAATAACATTATCACCAAATGTGTTATTTTTAAATGAACTGGCCATTAAATTACCACCATCTTCACCACCAGAACCAGCTGGATAATTAAAATCATTACCAAAATAATTTCCAATTTTATTACCTATAAAGTCTTCTTGTGTATTATTTCCAGTAGGAGTATAAGTAGAGAAGAATAGATTTTGTTTAGCTCCAAAATAGCTTCCGATTTCATTATGTTGAAACCTAACACCAATATTATTACCTTCAAAGAATGTTCCGATTTTATTGTATTGGAATTCATTAGCAATAGTATTTAATCTAAAGTTATTACCAATATTATTATCTGTAAAATCTTTACCTATTGTATTACCAAGTGTAGTAGATCCCATTAAATCACCTATAACATTTCTAGCACAACCAATGTTGATAAAGTTACCAATAAATGAGTCACCAATATGATTTGACTCAAATCCATCTTTAATAGTATTAAACATACTAGTATATGATAATACATTTGATGTAAAATATTTACCTATTGTATTTGAATAAAAGAAATAAGGAATAGTATTTCCAGTAAAATCACTAGCTATATCATTATTTGAGAATAAATTTCCAATTGTATTAAAATTAAAATGTGGTTTTATTACATTAAATGTGAAATCATCACCAATATTATTAGTAGACATATTATCACCACCAAATTGGTCAGTATATGTAATATTAAATACAAATCCATGTCCAATTGTATTGAAGTTGAATTTAGTACCGATTAAGTTACCACCGTTTCCACCACCACCATTTATATCATACCCGAAATAGTCACCAATTCTATTATTATTAAAAAAGTCTTTGATTCTATTTGAGAACGGAGTTGGAAAATAGAAATTAGGAGTAGTTTCCTCATTCCCGAAATAACTACCAATTACATTATACTTGAAAGCATATCCTATTTCATTTTTGATGAAATAATCTTTAATTTGATTACTTTTGAATCCTTGACCAATTCTATTAGATTTAAATGAATGTCCAATAAAATTCTTTTCAAAGTTTGCACTATTACCATAAACACTTGATGTTCCAATTACATTTAACTTGAAGTCATTATCAATATCATTTTCTAAGAAGTTATCTAGAATATAATTAGATTCAAAATTACTACCAACATTATTATATTCAAAGTTATCTTGTATTTGATTTAATTTGAAGTTCAATTTAGTATTATTACCAACAAAATCATCTCCAATTATATTATCAGTATTTAAATCTCCTAAGTTATTATTTGTAAAGTTATTTGATATCGTATTTTGTGCAAAAATGTTTCCAATGTTATTAGAATCGAAACGATTTCCTATAACATTCAACAAACAAAGATTACCAATAACATTATCGACACAATTTCTACCAAAAAAATTAACTATAAATTCGTCTCCAATGTTATTATTAGTAAAGTTTGAATCCAGTAAATTAAATTTGAAGTCTTCTCCAATAATATTACTATAGAAACCATCATTAATCAAGTTTTGAAAGAATCCATTTCCAATTTTATTAGCTTCGAAGTTTTCAAATAAAATATTATCATTAAAGAAGTTACCTATCCTATTTCCAAAGAATAATGTTCTTATATTGTTACCAAGATTATTATTATTTATATCAGTACCAAAATAATTACCAATAACATTATCATAGAAACTAGCTGGTCTTACTCCACCATAATTACCTATAATATTATTTTGGAAGTGATCACCTATCTTATTCCCATGAAAGTCATATCCTATTAAATTGGTTGAAAAATAATTTTGTATTTCATTGGAATAAAAATCATAGTCTATGAAATTTTTTTCAAAGTTATTTTGTATCTCATTTAATCTAAAATTATTTTTTATATTATTATTAACAAAAGTATTACCTATTGAATTTCCGAAAAAATAATTTTTTATTACATTTTCAGTAAAGGAATTTCCGATAATATTATCATAAAAGTTCAATCTAATATTATTATTAGAGAAACCTCCACCAATAGTATTACCATTTTTACCCCCAAAAAAAGATTTAATAGTATTATTTGAAAAAGCATTTGCAATTCTATTATTAACGAATTCATTTCCACTAACATAATTATATATTCCACTAATACTATCATATGTGGTATATCTTGAATTCCATAATGTACCAGCTGGTGAAGAACCTGATGTATAAGAACCCTCTGATGCTTGGTTGTAAATACCTTCAGAAGAAGAACTAGTTATTTCTAAAACACCAGCTGATATAATATCAACTTCAGAACCACCATCAGTTTTAGTAAAGTAAACAGTAGATCCAATATCTGATCCGGTTATTGGATCTATCTCTGTTCTCTCATAAGAGAATCCTCCACCTGCACTTAATGGAGTCCATCTAGTAAACATAACTCTATAATATTGGTTATTAGCACCATCCAACATAACAACTTCTTCAAAAATAATTTTATCTCTAAAATTACCTCCAAAATGTTGAAATGAAGTAGAAAATAAATTAAAATTTCTACCTGAAATGTTACTTAAATCATTCCATCCCCATTTAGTATTATCACCTAGGTTATTTGCATAGAAACCATTTCCTATTTGATTATTAGAATAATTACAGAATGTATCATTTGATTCAAAATCGTTTCCTATTTGATTGGATCCAAAGTTGTTATTTGTTTTATTATCATAGAAGTAGGTTCCTATTTGATTACCATAGAAATCTCCTCTGATTAGATTACCACCAAATGAATCACCAATGTTATTGTTATTAAAATTTGAATTATAGAATATATTTCCCATGAAACCATCTCTGATTATATTACTACTGAATATAAAACTATCGATTTCACCTCCACCACCACCTAAGAAATCAATAGTTCCTATCTCATTCTCCTCAAATTCAGATCCTATTTGGTTATCACTAAAAAAGTTATATATTTTATTTCTCCAAAAAGATGTATCAATAGTATTATCTCTAAATGTTCCTATTATTTTATTTTCATTAAAACATTTAGGCATGGAAATGGTCGAAATTATATCAGATACACCAATTGTGTTAAATGAGAATCCTCTATTAGTATCTTGAGGAAATGATTGTTCCAAACTATTAATATAATTATTAACAAATCCATTTCCTATTTGATTACTTTTGAATACTCCAAAAATAGTATTTCCTTCAAAGTTATTATCTATTCTATTGTCATTAAATTTAGAACCATTGGTAACATCATCACCACTATTTCCATAAATAGTGTTATTAGTAAATAAATCACCAATAGTATTAAAGGAAGAACCTATAGGAAATGTATTATTAAAAGAATAATTTCCAATGGTATTAGAAATAGAACTCCAACCGAAAACTATATTAGAAAGAACAAACCCAGACCCATACTGAAGTCCTTCATGATTATTAATAAAGTTATTTTTAGATTCAACTACACCAATAGATACTAACTCATAAGAAAAATCAAATGTATATCTATTACTAAATTCACCATTATCAGATTGACCAACATAAACTTCTTTCCAATCACAATATTGAGAATAGTCACCACTACTACCTGACCCGATTAATTGATCAGAAGCGTAATATTCAAAAGATTCACCTGAGAAAACAATACCACTAAAACTAGAGTCTACCTGAACATCAATAAGAATATTACTAGAAATATTAGTAACTTTAACACCAACCTGTGTAAAATTATTAATCTCTATAAGAATGATATCACCTACGGAAAGTTGTGTAAGGAATGCCGTACCATTACCATTAATAACACCCGTTGCACAATCATAAGCTGTTATAACACCTGCTAATCTTTTATCAGCATGTGATGAGATTGTAGCTCTATTATATGATTGATATCTTTTATATAAAACATTTCTATGGTCATAATCTGTTCTATTTCCATATTGATCAACTCTTTCAATTATTGTACCTAAAGAGACATCATCAGATCCAATTGCTTGTGATGTGACATCATATTTAATTGTATCAAGTGGCCAAGCTGGCTGATAGGCATCAACTACTAATGAGTTACAAGACAAAGCAGTAACCAATATTGGTTCAACTGGACCATAAGATGCCGTTGAGGATCTTATACTACCATCTACATAATAATCAGGAGCTAAATAAATGGTTTGATAGTCTGTTATTAAATAGTTAGATGCTGTTCCCAATGAATTTGAAGCAATTAATCCTAATAAAACAGAATGTGTGACTTCAGTATAAAAACTACCACCAGTAAGAGCGAATAATGAATCAACATATAGTCTATCAATCAATGAATGTGTAACAAATGTAGCGTTATAATCAGCTGTATAAACTAAACCTTCTAAATTACTAATAGTTACTAAACCAGATTCACCTGAAATAGTTATTGAAGAACTAGATGATACTATATCCACACCGGAATCTCCGAATATCTGAACATTACCAGTACCAGCATCTAAACTTATAAGATCCGACTCAACATCAAAAATAGAAGATGTAAAGTAAAGACTATTAAAGTTTTCAATAGTTAAATCATAACCTTCACCTTGTAGGAGTGTATTTTGTGAAATAGTACCACCTAAAGCAATAACACCGGATGAAACTTCACTTAAACCATTCGTAGCGCCAACAGCATTGATTAATGAATCAACATATTGTTTATCAACCAATGAATGTGTGACAAAAGTAGCGTTATAATCGGCTGTATAAACTAAACCTTCTAGGTTAAAAGTTGTAATATTTCCTGATGTTGCTGATATTGTTAATACATCATTAGCAACTAATACAATATCCTGTCCAGAAATAATTTGAATAGATCCTAGACCCGAATCTAAACTTATAAAGTCAGATTCAACATCAAAAACTGAAGAAGTGAAATAAAGATTATCAAAATTAGACATTATCAAATCATATTCTTCACCATGTAAAATTGTATTTTGTGAAATAGTACCACCTAAAATAGCTGTCGCTCCTATTAATGATAAACCATTATCAACAGATAAAGAAAAAATTGAACCTGAGTCACCAACAATTACCCAGTTAGCTCCATTACTTTCCAATATAACACTATCATATTGATTAAGTGTTTTTGTAAGAACTCCATCAATTGTTTCAGATGAAGTAGTATCAATCGTTACTATTCCAGTTCCACTATTTTTAACTACATAAATTTTACCAGCTGAACCTACAGCTGTTGGTAAAGTTACATTAAAAGTACCTGAAGTACATTCTATAAAATAATCGTCTGAAGATATTGAATATGTCGTTGATATACCAACATATGGAAATGTTATACCACCTTGTGATATTAAACCGCGTCTTGTTACGAATTCTTGATTCATTTATTATTTTTTCTTTTTTCACTCTCCAAAAGAAAAGCCATGAATAGATAAAATCTAATCTATGTATATATAAATTTCATGAATTCATATTTAATAAATTATAACCTATAATAAAAAATATTATATAATTCTTATACCTGTTTTAATATCCCAAGTATATGCAGTTACTATAGCATTTAAACTAATAACACTACCTGAATTGGTAACAGAAAAGTCTATATCATTCGTATCAAGTCCTAAATCTGTAGTAGATGTGTCAGTATATTGAACTAAAGTACTATCAAATATAGCCATAACTGTACCCATTCTACTTCTAGTTCCAGCATCTCCGAAAACATAATAGTCAAAATAAACTCCTCGTCCTAAAGTGTTACTAAATGTAGCCACAACTGATGTACTTGAAACACCTAAAGATAGTGTTGTATTTAATAAAATACTACCATCGATTGTTAATAAATAACCATCGAAAGTAAGATTTGTTTGAGCAATTGCTTGGTCTGTTGATGAACCAGTTGCTGCTAAGATTCTATAATCAGCTGGGTTTATTATGGCATTAAATCCTGTTCCAGATGTACCATCTGTACCATTTACTCCAGAAATACCACTTGTACCATCAGTACCACTTGTTCCATCAGTACCAGAAGTTCCGTCAGTTCCAGACACACCAGAAGTTCCGTCAGTTCCACTTGTACCATCAGTACCACTTGTTCCATCAGTACCGGAAGTACCATCAGTCCCAGAAGTACCATCGGTTCCAGAAATACCAGAAGTTCCATCAGTACCACTTGTTCCATCAGTACCGGAAGTACCATCAGTCCCAGAAGTACCATCGGTTCCAGAAATACCAGAAGTTCCGTCAGTACCACTTGTACCATCGGTTCCACTTGTACCATCAGTTCCAGAAGTGCCAGAAGTGCCATCGGTTCCACTTGTTCCGTCAGTTCCACTTGTTCCAGAAGTGCCATCGGTTCCACTTGTACCATCGGTTCCACTTGTACCATCGGTTCCACTTGTACCATCGGTTCCACTTGTACCAGAAGTTCCGTCAGTACCACTTGTACCATCGGTTCCACTTGTACCATCAGTTCCAGAAGTGCCAGAAGTGCCATCGGTTCCACTTGTACCATCAGTTCCAGAAGTGCCAGAAGTGCCATCGGTTCCACTTGTTCCGTCAGTTCCACTTGTACCAGAAGTGCCATCAGTTCCACTTGTTCCGTCAGTTCCACTTGTTCCATCAGTTCCACTTGTTCCATCAGTACCAGAAGTGCCAGAAGTGCCATCAGTTCCACTTGTTCCGTCAGTTCCACTTGTTCCGTCAGTTCCACTTGTTCCGTCGGTTCCACTTGTACCATCGGTTCCACTTGTACCAGAAGTTCCGTCAGTACCACTTGTACCATCGGTTCCACTTGTACCATCAGTACCACTTGTTCCACTTGTTCCGTCAGTACCACTTGTACCATCAGTTCCAGAAGTGCCATCAGTTCCACTTGTTCCGTCAGTACCACTTGTACCATCAGTTCCAGAAGTGCCATCAGTTCCACTTGTTCCGTCAGTTCCACTTGTTCCATCAGTTCCACTTGTACCATCGGTTCCACTTGTACCAGAAGTTCCGTCAGTACCACTTGTACCATCGGTTCCACTTGTACCAGAAGTTCCGTCAGTACCACTTGTACCATCGGTTCCACTTGTACCATCAGTACCACTTGTTCCACTTGTTCCGTCAGTACCACTTGTACCATCAGTTC